ATTGTCGTCGTTAATTGTTAATTAACATTGTTAGCCGTTTAACAACCGTAAGCGCCGAAGCCCTTTCTAACACATTGACGTTTGTGTTCCATCAAGTGCATTACCATAAACCAGCCTTCGATAAAGTCCGGGGAATGGCCTATTTCGTCTTTCATTTGAGACTTTGGGATTATTTCAAACCGGGAAATGTCGTCTTTGCGCTTTAATGCGAGCCTTTCATCCACGAGTCTATCCTTTAGCGTGAATGTATATCCTTTCTTGTCTGTAAATTTTCTATCCAAAAGGCTGGAGTCAATGCTGAACTCGTGAGACTTTACGGCCTTAACAAATTTTTCGGCACATTCAGACTTCAAGTTGTTCCAAAGTCGAGAATCTGTTGGTGCGGACTTGTTATTAAACTTCTCGGCTTTTTTGAAATAGCCATCAAGCCAGAGACCAAGACCATTAGAGTCATAAGTGAAATTATCTTCTCTGATTCCATTCTTTTTAAGGAAATTCTTAACGAATGGTACAACCTCATCGGAAAGGACGCCTCTCCAGGCTTCAATGTCGCATATATGGTGGCCGTCAAACGCATAGATAACAAAGAAGTCTCCAGTAAGCGCGACGTCAGCCGAAGCTCTCATTATTCCGTCTCTTCTTTCCGTGTTGTTGAAAAAGGCATCCATATCGTCAAGAGAAAGAAGGCTTGTTCCGCTATCAATGTCTCTCCAGATACCACGCATATCATTTACAACCGCTCCGCCGCCCCTGGATGCCAGACGGCTTACATAACGCTTGTCTGTTGCCTGGAGAATCTTATTGTCTGAATAGTCTCCTTCAATGAACTGGAGTGTGAGAATCATATCCTCCGGGGATACATCTTCGCGGCCTAAAAGGAGAAGGTCAATCTTTTCTTTTGCCTTCGGATGAGCATATACTTCCTGCCAGGTGTTACCCCAGGCTATTTCGGAAATATCTGAGCCATAATTGAACATATACCTTTTCTTCCCGTCTCTTTCCGGGATAACGGTATCTGTTTCTGGGTCAATATACCATTCGAGAAATTTTCTCAATTTGTTAGACCATCCTACCGGGTTGCAGGTGGCACAAAGTTGAGATTTTGCCCCGGCCGTGTTTCGGTTTACAGAAAGAAAGTCAAAGACGATATTGATGTTTTCCCTGGTGTGTTCCGGCAATTCTTCCAGGTCAATATAAGCCAACTCAGCACCACGGAATCTATCCGTAATTTTTCCGAGGTCTTGCAGGTGTTCCATTTTCAACGACGCACCTTTCCCGTCAAGGAAGGCCCATTCAAAAGAAGCTTCTTTTGGTGTTCCAAATCCTCTGAATACCGGCTTCGATGCTTTCCACGGTCCTCGTTTCACGTCGTCCTCGTACTTACGGAAGGCATACATTGAAACATCTGGATTGAACATATAGCTGAGGGCTTTGTATAGCGCGACCCAAGATTTGCCGCCTCCTTTCTTTCCGCCGATAATGATAACGTCTGCATCTGCTTCACAGACTCGCTCCTGGAATCCCTTTTGAGGCACAAGATTAAATATTCTTTTCCCTTGAATCTTGCGCTGGAGATTATCTTCTCTGAGCTTTTCAATGTATTCGTAGGTGTAGACCTTTTGCCCGACGCTCGCAAAAACGGGGTCGAGATATTGGCTTTCGTCGATTAGTTGCTCTTTCATACCGACAAAAGTGGCGCTTTTTATACAATAATATGAAAAGAATATTGCAAATTATTGAAATAATCTGTAACAAAAATTTGTTTGAACCCAATATTGTTATCTATTTTTGCCGTTGATATGAGCGAGAAGAGTATAGAAAAACGTTTCACGAAGATAGCTTGTCCGCAATGTGGCAAGCCATTTCCCGTTCGTATCATCGAACTCGAAGGGAAATTGCGCTACTCAATAAAGTGCAAGTCGTGCGGAAAGATTAGTGAAATCGAGATTGAGAATAAAATAGAAGAGTCCATTTAAGAGACCGTAAGAGACAACAAGCGTCCGTAGAGACCACGACAGTCCAGTACAGAAGTACCACGCCGGTACTTCCTTGCTGGGCTTTTTTTATTAAAAATATATGAGAGCAAAAATTGCACAAGCACTTAAAACCGAGTATGCGAGCTTGGGGTTAAGTCAGAAGGCTTTAGATGGGGTTGCCGCCATTCTGGAAAAAACCATCAAAGATGAGTCTGAAATAGATGCGGCCATCAAGGAAGCGTCTGTCAAAGACCTCCTTAAACTCTATCAGAAAGAAGCTGATTCTGCTCGTGAAGAGCGTACAAGGATTCAGCGTGAATACGATGAGTACAAGGAGAAACACCCGGAGACCGAGCCGAACAAGAAAACTGAAAAGGAGGACGACAAGGACAACCCTCTCGCAAAGGAGTTGGCCGAGTTGAAGGCCAAGCAGGAAGCAGTAGAGGCTAAGTTGAAGGCAAGTGAGACAAAGGTTCGTCATTCAGAAATTCTCAATGAGGTTCACCGCATAATGAAGGAGAAGGGCGCAGACAACGACTTCATCCGCAATATGACGTTGAAAGGAATTGAGATAGGTGATGATGATACCGCCGAATCTCTTGCTGAAAAGTACCAGGCTGAGTATGACAAGAACTTCAAGGAGGCTTATGGGGATGGCTACGTGCCGCCTAAGTCCGCGCCGAAGCCTAATGACTACAAGGAAGGTGCTTTCGCTGATGAGGTCAAAAGGTTGAAAGCTGCCGGCAAACTTCCGGCAGATGATTAACAAGAACATCATTATTAAATCCAAATCCTATGACAAGCTCATTTAATGCTTTCGGTAAGACCCAGAAGGTCTATGATGCGTGTCACGTTCCCGTTTGGCTCGGAGACGTTACACGTGTTCCCGTAGGTGGCTCACTCGCTTCCGATTTCGTGAAGAAGGGTGTTCTCATTCCTGCCGGAACTCCAATCAACATCACCAATAAGGTGATTACCCCTCTTGTAGCTTTCGAGGTAGTTTCCTTCACTGCTGGCGACACCAACGACATTCTCGTTATCAAGCCTTGCACCTACGGAATGGTAGACTTCCTTCCGAAAGCCGACGATGTTATCCAGGTTCTCGGAGCAACATTTGCAACCGCTAAGAAGGCCGCAGTGGTAACTGCTATCGCTGCTGGTTCTACTGCCGGACAGTACAATGTCACCATTGCACACTCTGCAACAATCGACACTCCTTCTGCCGGAGACCACATCGTATTCTCTTCCGCTACTGCTGCTGGTAGCTCTAAGGTTATGGCTAATCAGCCTAACGCCTATCTTTTCAACGACATCTGTCTTGGCGACATTGACGAGAACCTTGAAGGTGCTGGTGCAAGCGGCGCTGCCGTTAAGTTCCACGCTGAGGGCCTTCTTATCCAGCGCACTCCTGGTGCTGACTTCGCTGAGGCTCTTGCAGTCGCAATCCCTGGTGTTCTCCAGGTTAACGGTTAATCAGTAGGAGGAAACAGTTATGGATACATACACACTCGAATTTTACGACCTTATCTCCCGCGCTCTTGGCGGGAACGATAACAAGCGTCTCCAGGGCTATCTTGACGAGGTTTTGGCCGTCAAGTACAATGGCCTCCAGATTGACGGATTCAAGTTTGCTGAGGATATGCAGCTTGACTTCACCTACGAGCAGCTCCAGAAAGAGGTTGGACTGAACGTAATGGCTCAGTACGTTGACCTCGATTCTCCTGCTATTCCTCTCGGTGGAGAAGGCGTGCAGATTGCCACTGGCAAGATTCCTCGTATGAAGCTCGTCGAGTATTTCAACGAGGACAAGGTACGCAAACAGATGATTCTGGAGCAGCGTTTCGGTGGAACTTCTGACAGAGTTATCAATTCTGCAAAGGATAAGCTCTTTGTCACTCTTGACAAGCTTATTGGCGGTCACACCAACTCTCTGACCTACCAGCGTCACCAGGTTGTTTCCCGTGGTAAGTTCGTTCTTACCGACACCAACAACCCGAACGGTATTGTCAATCAGACATTCGCAGCACATATCCCTACCGCAAATATCACCAATCTCGCTGGTGATGCTCGCTGGTGGACCTCAGTAAGAGACGGCGTTTACTCAACCGAGGGAAGTGCTTGCGACCCTATCAAGGACCTCAAAGCCATTGTCCGCAAGGCAAAGGATAAGGGCGTTAAGGGCCACTTCGAGATTGACGATGCTTATGCCGAGCAGGTTCTCGACCATAGCAAGATTCGTGAGGCTATCGCCCTCCGTCTCTATCCTCTCTCAAACGGTGACGCGCTGGTATCAGCAAAAGCTGCCGTTGCGAATATGGAGAAAGAGGCAAAGCTTGCTGAACTCGGCAAGATTATCGGCGCTCCTATCAAGACCATCGACTCCCTCGTTTCTGTTGAAAAGTGGGATAACGACCGTAAGAAGCTTGTCCGTCCTACCTTCCGTGCTTTCGAGGCCAATGTCCTCGTATTTGTCCCGGACGGCAGCCTCGGAGAAATTCTCACCGTTGAGCCTATCTCAATGGGTGGAACAGTTGCGACTTACTACGAAGGCCGCTTGATGCTTACAGTTGGAGTTGACTACGTGAAGAAGTGTCAGTCTTTCAATACTGAAATGACTTCACTCGTCGTTCCAGACAAGCCTCAGTATATGTGGTATATCCATCCTTATACCGCATAAATCGAAGTGATAACCGATTAAGTAGAAGAATATGGCTGCAACGTACACAATAGAACAATGGCTGACGGGAATGGTTGATTTCAACGTTCCAGAGGCTACAATCAAGTCAATACTTTATAACAACGGCATTACCGTAGGTTCGAGTGTTGATTCTGTGGCGGAACGTAACCGTGAACTCAGCCTGGCCGACCTCTATATGTGGCTTGCAGCAAGTTCTTCTGCAACATCTGGAGAATATGTTTCCGATGGTGGCTGGCAGCACCAGAAATCCAATAAGAATGTAGTAGATAGGGCTGGGCTTCGCGCTCGCGCCCTTGACCTCTACAAGAAATGGAATTCCGATAAGGCCGCCACCGTAGGAAGCAAAATCACCATTAAGCCTTTGTACTAATGTTTAATCCAAGATTTCCCCACACTTTGACAGTTAAAAGAACGCGCACTGATTCGACCGGCGTTCCTCAGACTGATGTCAATGGGAATTTCATCTATGATGTTGTCACGTTGACTTGTGTGGAAATGAGCGACAGTGAGCCGGTCCGTGATGCGGATGGAAGATTTGTCACGTTTGAGGCGACTTCTATCAACTTCGGATATAGGACCGCCGCAAGAAACTCCCAGACTGCCGGTGATGTTATAGTCTCTGACTTTTGCATTGCTTGCCCGATATTTTTGACGGAGATTCACACTGACGACATTCTGGAGATAACGGATTATGAGCGGACATACAGAGGCAAGGTTGTCAAGAAAACGACATTCAATTTGGGTACGAATATCTGGTTTGATGAAATCAAGAACTGATGTCAGAAGCAAAGAACAATAAGCGTATTGAGAAAGCGTTTGCCAGACTTATCCGGGCCGAGGAAGCTCAGCCCCGGAAGATTATGGTAAAAGTGCTAAAAGGCGCAATGGAGGAAGCTCTGCATCTGCACGAAATGACCCATCATAACCTTCACTTGATAATGGGTGGCGATTACGGATGGGCCTTGATTCATAACGGACAGATACTCGATTTTGAAGTGACTTCTGGCAAGAATGATAAGGGAACGGCAGAGAGGCAGCTTTTTGAGCTTGCTACGTCAATGAATTCCTCCGGGAAATGGGTTGGTGTAGTAATGGCCGGAATGGAGGCAGCGAACTACCATATCAATTTCGAGAAAGGTGTTCTGCATCACGCGGCAAAGCAAGCAGGTTCTCAATTCCTTTCCTTATTCACAAAGGTTAAGCTCTGATGAACAATTTTGATACGACAAGACTTGAAGAGGCAATAAGGAATCTTCTTCTGACCGGCGGGGTTTCGACCTCAGTCTGGACCAATAGGCCCAAGACAGTCGATTCGAGCAAGGAGGACTTTGTTGTGGTCTCCGTTTCTGGAGGGACAGACGACGAGCTTGCTTATGGCAACTCATCTGTTTTTGTCTCACTCTTTGCCAAAGACGGCAGTGGGTTCAAGAACGGGAAAAAGTTGAGTGTAATGTATCAGAGACTCAGAGCTTGTATGCCAGCCAGTCTCAATGTCACCGAAGGACAAGAGGTTGTTTCGTCGTATGAGATTGATACCACGCCAGTTATATATCCAGATGCTGCTGACGATTACGGTTATCATTGTCGAATAATTCAGTTCGATATAACAATTAAAGTATTATAGCTATGCCTAACACTGCTACACTTACCAAAGCAATGCTCGCAGACCTTATGAAAGGTAATGCGGCAATCTCTCTTTTGGCTTGTCCGTCGAACGGCCAGGTGGAATATTCCGACCTGGATTTTTCGGCGGCGGACCAGATTTTCACAACGAAGGATTCCTTCACTATTTCCGAGGCTGACCCAACTGTTACCAATATACAGATAGACCAGCTCAATGAAATCATTGACTCGGATATTGAAGAGGGAGAGTACACAATGAACGCTAACATTCCTTCGATGGCGAGCGCGGTACTCGACTACTTCTACAATGTTGGAGTCACCATTACTGGCCTCAAAGGGCAAGACGGAACAACCACTTATTCTGGTAAATCATACCAGGGACGTAAGGAAGTTTATTGCTCTATCCTGGTTGAGAGTGCCAGCAAGAAAACGGCGGTCTGCTTTGCCCGCGTAAAATGCGTTGTGAACAGACCTTCACGAGACGACAACTCTACTCCTGCATACCTCAAATTCACCGGCACAATCGGAGCGAATTTGAAGGCCGGAGAGGGAAACTTTGCCGTACTCAAAGCTACCGCATAAGGTTCATCCTTATTTCCTTTTCACCGAGGGCGGGCCTCAACGCCCGTCCTCATTTTCTTTTCAACAATATGAAACAACCAAGCATAAGCGCACAAAGGGAATATGACGAGATAGTCAACAACACACCCACCACAGTCGCAATACCAGGTACAAAGAAGTCTGTCAAGTTGACGGGAATAAAGCCCTATACCATAGAGCGGTTAACAAAGCTTTGGCTTTCCAGAGATATGGCAATCCAGGAGGATAGCTCATCCGCACTGAAAGACCTTTGCTCTGAGCCGTATTTTGCGGTTAAGGAGGCTTGTCTGTTTATCCTTAATGGATATTGGAAGATAAGACTCTTTTTCCCTCTGATGTGGCGAATATGGGGCAAGCTACGGGGCTATACTGAGGGTCAAATGATTCCAATAATCCAAGAAGGTAAAAAAAAACTTCCGCTTACGGCACATTGGATGAATATGGCGTTCTCAGTGGATATGAGGAACGATTGGATGAAAATGACGACGAAGGAAGCAAAGGAATACCAAGCAGAACTTCTTTCGGAAATGAAAGCGCTTTCATCGAAAAATTCTCCCAATACGGAGGAACAAGGCGATTCTTCTTCGGCCTCATAGTAGAGCGGAATTGGGGATATAGGTGTGAGCTTACGATACCTCAGATAGAGCTAATGCAAAGCGACCTTCCACACACCCTTTACCGCACAAAGAAGGACAAGAACAAGGTTGTTGTTGACGATGAAGCGATACGCTTGCAGGAAGAGGCCAATAGAAAGGCCGCCGCACGTCGCGCAAAAAATAACGAGCAGCAATCATACACAATAGACGAATTATTTGCCGGTGCTGCTGAACAGTAGTATCGGCCTATTTATCTCAAAGCATCTATGAGCAAGACATTAGACGAACTCGACTTCAAGTTGATTCTTGATGATAAGAAATTCAATACCCAGGTCCAAAAGGACTTGAAATTGGCGAAAGAGTTGAATCAAAATCTTTCGAGCGTCCTTAACTTAAAGCAGAAGATTAACGGGCTATCCAAAGCAGAATATGACTCTCTTGTAAGAGCCGAGAAACTTGAAAACCTAAGAAAACTCAACATAGAAAAGCAAGCCACGGCTGCCGCAAAGAGAAGAACGGAGGAAGCAAAGGAGACCGAAATTCTGGAGCATCATAACGAGCTTCATTCAAGACGCAACAGACTGTTATCTGAGGCCGGAGCGTTAGCGACATCGTATTTCTCAATAATGGGAGCAGAGAGACTTGTAAAGAATTTTGTGCGAGTTTCTTCTGAGTTTGAATTACAGAAAACTACGCTTCGCGCCATTCTTCAAGACGCCGGAGGTGCGGATGCTATTTTCGAGCAAATAAAAGGTCTTGCGGTGGTTTCACCTTTCTCTTTCAAGGAGTTGGTGACATATACAAAGCAGCTTTCAGCATACTCTGTTCCGATTGGAGAATTATACGAGACGACAAAGATGCTGGCAGATGTTTCTGCCGGATTGGGAGTTGGTATGGACCGCCTTGTGCTTGCATACGGACAAGTCCGCAGTGCTGCCTTCCTTCGCGGCCAGGAGATTCGTCAGTTTACAGAGGCGGGAATTCCAATTCTCGATGAGCTTGCAAAACAATTTGGCGAAATAGAGGGCCGCCTTGTCTCTGTCGGAGAGGTCTTTGATAAGATTTCGGCAAGGCAAGTTCCGTTTGAAATGGTCGCTAAGGTGTTCAAAGAAATGACATCTGACGGCGGCAAGTTCTATAATATGCAGGAAATCCAGGCAGAGACATTAAAGGGTAAGATTTCCAACTTGAAGGATGCCTACGAAATAATGTTCTCGGAGATTGGAAATAAGATGTCTCCAATGATAAAGGGCCTGGTTGATTCAATTCGTCGCCTTATCAGCAATTACGAAGATGTAGGCAAAGAGTTGATGGTGATGATTGCTACATACGGTCTGGCTCGTACCGCTACGGTCGTATATGAGCTTGCCACACACAAACTTACTGTTGCTCAGACCGCATTAGCCAAAGCCTTAAAAAAAGTCTACGGATTCATAACAAAGAATCCTTACGTTGCGCTTGCAGTTGGTGTTGCCGCTTTGGTTGGAAGCTTGTATAAAGCAATTACGGCCCAGGACGAATTCACAAAGGCCACAGAAAAAACGAGTGCGGAATTCGCAAATGCCGTAGCGACAGAAACGGCCGAACTTGATTTCTTGTATGCCAAATTAAGGAGTACAACTGAGGGTACGCAAGAGTATGACGCAGCAAAGAAACAGTTGTATAGTAAGTTTGGGAAATACATTCAAGAACTTCAAGATGAGGGTGTTGCGGTAAATAATCTTACTACCGTTTATGAAGCTCTCAAAACAAAGGTTGAAGAGGCTGCAAAAGCAAGGTTTCAGCTTATTGCCGACAAGAATATTGAGGAAGCGTTCTCGAATACAATTGAGAACATCTATAATGGCACTGGAGGCCAGGCTATTTATAGCTTTAAGCGTCTCCGTGAAGAACTTGACCTCACCGCGTCTGAGGCCCAGGCTGCTTGGGGATATATTACCGGCGATATTTCCAAATCTGCTTTGGAGTCTATGGACGACTATGCTTCATTGCTTCAAAAGATAAATAAAGGATACGTTTCTCTTGGGCCTGGTTCTTCTGGTCCGAAAAAAGCCGTTGATTTTATTGATATTCTGATAAAGGGTGTTAATAATGCGAAGAATTCATATATCGAGGCGAAGAACGCAATGTCTGAGCTTTATGAAACGGCATCAAACGGCGGCGGGAACGGCGGGAATATTGCGCTTCCAAAGTTTGTGCAGCAGGTACAAGATATTCTTGGCGGCGACAAAGACAACAATCCTTTTAAGGGTCTTTGGGCTGACGAATATACTCAGTATTCCGACTATCTTGATGGACTCAAAAAGAGATATGCTGAATTGACGCAGCAAATCTCTTTGGCCGGTAATGCACAATCTGATTACGTCCAGAATTACAAGGACGAATTGGAAATGATAAAAAAGATTGCCTCAAAGTTTGACATTCCAAACTCCACGAATATCTATGATTACGTTACTGGTAAATCGCAAAGTTCTGGAGGAAGAGGTAGTGAAAAATCCCCGGTTCAGATAGAAATAGAGCGTCAAATCAATCTGGTAAAAGAGTTGAAAGATGCTTATGAGGATTTAAGCCCGTATGTTTCTGACGACAAAATGGCCGAGGTTCTTTCTGGTCTGTTCTCCAATTCAATAAAGGAGGGAGACAAGGACCTTGTTGCTGCTTTGGGATATGAAAAGAAGCTTATTGAGCTTGCCAAAGAATTAGCCAAATACGACCCGGAAGCTTCTGCACGAACTCTTTTATCAATGGGAGCAGAGGGCGCGAAAGACCTCGTTACTTCCTATAAAGAAGCTTACGATAGGATGAAGGCCTATTCAGACTTTATGGATAATTGGTCTGGTGTAGACTTTGGGTTGGAAGGTAGTGGGATTATGTATGACCTCCGTAAAATTGCCGCAGACCTTTCCTCAAAATACAGTTCTATCGAAGAAAAGGGCAAGAAAGCAAGAGAACTTTTGTCAAAAGCCCAGGGTGGAGACGAGAAGGCATTGAAGGCCGTCCGCATCAAGTATGGTGAAGAGTTTTGGAAAAAGTATGTAGAACAAGGGAGCAGAGCAATTGATGAGCTTGTCGAGAAGGAGAAAAATGCTGCAAGAGTAACGTCCCAGGAAAAACTCAATGACTTGGCACAGAAATATGTCAAGGAAGAGCTTTTTACAAACGACATTGACCTTTCTGACCTATCACAAAAGACCTTGCTTCAATTGCGAAGCCTCAGAAAGAAGCTCCAGGATGAGCTTGACAAAAAGCCTCTGACTCTTAGCGCAGACGTGCAGCAGCAATTAAAGGGTCGAGGTGTCGATGTCTCAAAGTTATTTGTCAAGGGGTCTGGCGACGTTGCTGGCATTGATGTAGACCTGGAGGCACTTTTTGAGGCCCTGGAGAAGTCTGGGAATCCTCTGGATGAAGCGACAAAAAAAACATTGAACTTGATAAAGGCTTTACAAAAAGCCGGAGTCCAAGTTGATGATTTTGGAGTCATAATAGAAAAGGTCCTTAAAGGAAAACTCTCCGATTTGACAAAAGAGGAAGCCAAAGCTGCTGCTCAGCTTTTCGATGCTTATATCAGTGATTTCAAGACAATGTTCTCTTCTATCAGTGAATATGCTGATGAAGCTGGTAATAAAGGATTGAAGTCTCTTGCCAACGGGTTCAATGACGTAATGGACGTTCTTGGCCCTATCGCTGATAGGCTGATGCAGGGTGATTGGATAGGAGCGATTGTGTCTGGCGTAACAACTCTTGTTTCAAAAATCTTTGAGGCTCTTACTCTGGAAGAAAAGCTTGCTAATGCCATAGCAAAAGCAGCAACTCAGCAAAGAATCCTCAACGCTGAAAAGGCGCTGGAGGCTGGTGTAGATGGCTCTTTCGGGACAGACTCTTTGAGGGCTATGATAAACGCCTATGACGAGGCCGGTAAAGCCGCGACTCAGTGTGCAGAAGATGTAAAGAAGGCCAACGAGAAGTTGAAAGGAGGTAGCGGAAACGACTCTAATGGTGCGGCTACTGCCATCGGCGTTGGTGCTGGTGCGGCATTGGGTGCAGCCATCGGCGTCTGGTTCTTTGGCATTGGAGCATTGATAGGCGCTGCTATTGGTGCTGGCGTAGGCGCTATTGTTGGTGCAACGGTTGATATTGTCAACGAGGTGGATAATTATTCCAAGAGCCTTCAAGATATGGCAAGCGAAATTGGCGCTGACCTTATTGACGCCACAACTGGCTATTTCAATGTTGACGCCCTTAAAGCTATCAAGGAGACGTATTCTGACCTGGATGCAGAAAGTCAGCAGTTAATAGACAATCTTATTGCCAACGCTGAAATTTTCAATAAGGCAGTGGAGGCTCTGGCGGACAGTATGAGTGAGATATTTGGTGACGTTGCTGACGACATTGCCGATTCTCTTATTACTGCCTTCAAGGAGTCTGGTGAGGCCGCATTGGATTATGCCGACATTATTGACGGCGTTGCCTCAACGATAGCAAAAATGGTTATCAAATCGGCTCTTCTCCAGAGTATTTTTGATGAAGATTTGGCGAAAAAAGTTGCAGCAAAGATAGCTTCCGGCAAGACAGATGATGCTTTGCAAATCGTCGATGAGGCAATGCAAAAAGCCCAGCAAATTGCGCCACAATTCCAGACTTTGTTAGACGGGATGGCTCAATATTTCAAGATGGGAAGCGAAGCGTCAAGCAGTATGAGCGAAGGCATCAAGTCTATTACCGAGGATACGGCTGACCTTCTGGCTTCATACGTCAATGCAATCAGAGCCGATGTTGCTTATGGACGTATTCAGCGAGACAATATTCTTGCTCAGCTTGGAAGAATAATAGCAATGTTGCCGTCAACACCAAAGCTCTCTGAATACCTTGCACAGATTCAAGCAAACACTTTTAATACGGCCCAGAATACTGCCGAATTACTTGAAAGGATTGACTCTGTTATGTGTAGCGACGGAGGTTTGAGTGCAATCCGAGTATATATGTAATATTCTGAAATAGATATTTCAGTTTATCGGGTATTTTAATCTATTTTTGTGCTATGGCATATTTACCAAACATTCCAAACTATAAGCCGTTTTATATCCAAGTTGCAGAAGGAACGGCAAAAGATACGCAGACCTGGGGGATGATTGCAAAATCAAACCCCTATCCTGCTCTTCCAGAACCCAAAGAACCTTTCAAGAACGACTGGAAAGACCAAGATGGTGATGATGAATATGTAGATGAAATATTCTACAAACCTATTGAATTTTCGGTTGGATTCTACATAAAGACGTATGCTACCAATTCGGATTCTGCCGTAAAAATTTTACATCAGCAATTGGATGGATTCTTTGCTCTGGTAAAAGCGGGCCAGATTATGACCTATGATTCTTACACCGGGATAGGCTTTCAAAAGGTCCGTTACAACGGTTATAAAGAAGAAAGCTTCATTGCCCGCGACAACTGGGCCAGGCTTATATGTACTATAAGTTTCAAGGCAAACGACCCTATCACTCGAATTATTTACTCAAATGGCTCTCTTGTAGAGGAATAGTATATGGCAAAGTATAGCATTTATTCAAGCGACGGCCAGATTGTACGATATGAAGGCCAACCAAGATATAACGGAACATATCAGAAGGTTTCGTTTTTGGAATTCACAAAAATCAGCAGTCCGAATAAAATCCCCTGGGCCGTTGGAGACTATATTGACTACACTGGGGTTGGAAGGACTGGCTTGCGCTATCGTTTGTACGAATTACCTCAGCCCGAAAAGCTTGCTGCATTTGGGAAGTGTGGCGAGTCTTTTGTCTACCATAACGTGCAGTTTAAGGCAAAGACCCACGACCTTGAAATTCCTTTTTCAGACAAGGTTATGGGAGATAATAACCATCACTTTTCTACAAATAGCACTGTCTCTACATACGAAAATGTCTATGGAATTGTTAGGCGTATCCAGGCTTGTCTCGACGACGTTTTTCCCGGAGAGTGGACTGTTCAAGTTTATGGGGGGCTTGATTCCGATTTTATCCAGAAGATTACAGAGTCTCAGAATTTCTCGGTGTCCGGGACTCTTCTCGATGTTTGCAATAAGCTATACGACATTTGGGGAATAGGTTGGATACATACCTACAATGCAACTACCGGCAAAGATGTTTTAACCTTTGGCCGACCGAACAAAAGGGATAGTGGCAATACCACTGGAGCTTTTGTCTATGGCTTGGATAAGGGACTTACCGCTATAAAAAAGTCCATTGCCAACCAGGAAGATATTGCGACCAGGCTTTATGTTTATGGCTCTTCTCGAAATATGCTTTCTCGGTATTATAACGGGAAAAACATATACGACGCAGAAAGCGTTGATATTGAGCATTTGATGATACCAATGTCCTACTGGGGCAAGACCTCCGGCCTGGCCGATGCAAGCAAGGCGTATTTGGAGAATTCTGATGCCGTATCGAAACTTGGTCTCATTATTAAGCGAGCTTATTTTGACGGCAGTGATGGAGACTATCCAGAGATATACCCATCCCTTGCCGGATATACAATAGCAGACGTGCGTGGGGTAATGTCTCCGACGGATAGATATTATCCGAGTACATCTATTTACTCTGGCTCAGAGCGAATAGACCAAGTAAAATCTGTTGTTAATCCTACTGACGACGGAAAATCTGCTGGTGGTGGCGGCTCAAAGTATATTGATACCAGGTCAATGCAATTTGCCGGCCTTTCGAGAAGGAGCATTACATTTAGCGGGCAAAGGACCGAAACATATACTTTGTTCTCCAACCTAACGATGGGTGGAGGCGACATTCTTGAATGTCTTGATGAACTGAACCTTACAATTGAACACCCAAACGGAGGGATTGGCGTTCCTACCGTTAGGCTTGTCGTGACGGATGCTCAGAGTCAGAGTCCTCTGGTTTTTGCCTTCACAGAAAGAAGCACAAGCGGACAGTACACTTTTTCTCTGAAAGATTGGGCCTTTGAACGAACGGGAGGCGTTCTCAGTGCAAGCATCGAGGTCTCTCTTGCTGCAACTACGACCAATTCCGTTACGGTATATCTATCTGCTCCGGCAAAAAGTTATACGCTTGGGACGAAAAACGCGCTGGCCGGTGCTTTCACGATGAGGCTTAATCAATTGGGCTTCAATATAGCAGACCAGGCTTCGCTATCATCGGAGGGCCGATGCACTATATCAATGAAAACTGGTATGTGTGCTGGCCGCAATTTCACAGTCAAGTCTTGTGCTTATGATAGCACAACCGACGACTGGGAGCTAATTGTCAATAGGACAATTGACGACGATTTGGCCGAGAAGTTCCCGAATAGCAATTTCCCTATTGCAGCCGGAGACGAGTTCGTGCTTTTGGACTTGGCTATGCCGGAGATATACATTTCTCTTGCCGAGCAACGATTGTACGACAAGGGTATGGAACTTTTCAACGCAATCAACCGTATTAAGCCTTCCTATGAGCCTCGTATCAATCCCAAGATGATGAAGAGTGCTGGCGTTACAATCCAGGAAGGAATGTATATGCACATTCAAGATACAGATATTGTCGAAGATAATGTTACTGGCGACGATTATGTTATCATTGATACCTTAACGATTATCGAGGGAGAAGATGCCGAAATTCCAACTTATAGCGTCAGCCTAAGAGAAGAAAAGCGAAAATCATTTCAGCAAACGACAAACGAGGCCATAAGTGATTTGAAACAGAATTCTGGCGGCGTGGGAGGTACTATCAATACTGCTTATGCCAATCGTGCCGGCTCAGCCGAATATGCAGAAATGGCTGGCGATTCCGAGAAGTGGAACGGCCGAAGATTTCCAGAGGTTATGGACCAGACTGTAAGAACAACAGACCCGGTTCAGTTTGCGAAAGTGACAACGCCGGAAATATTGAGTCCGAACTTTTCTCCAGGGATGGCTGGTGCTGGCTACAAAATTGGCCGTGATGAGAATGGCAATACGATAATGGAGATAGACAACCTCACCGTCAGAAAGACGATGAAGGTGTTTGAGCTTATTATCCAGCAATTGAAGCACCAGGGGGGCATTGTGATATATTCTGCCGCTTCTATGGAATGTACTTCGGTTGAAGAATTGGCGAATGGCTACAAGTGTTATTTTGACACAAAAGACGGCCAAATTCCAAATGAATTTGCCGAAGGAGACCAGGCCAGATGTCAGCGCTTTGACCTGGCGACAACTGAGCAGAAGTATTATTGGAGGCTTGTCACTGGCGTTGGGGATGGATATATTGTCCTCTCAAAGTCCGATTGTGATACCGGGAGCGACGTCCCGGAGGCCGGAGATATAATAGTCCAGTTTGGTAATAGGACCGACGAAACCAGACAAGCACTTAAAATCACAACCTGCATAGGTTCTGACACTCCACGGGACGAGTATTACAAAGAGGTCAGCACCTACGACCTTACAGACAAACTTGTGACTGTTGTCGGCGTATTAAATGGCCGAATCGGAATTTTCACCAACGACGGCGTGTTCAACGGCCAAGTTACTATCGGAGAAGGCTCGACTGGTCTCTCAAACCTCGCCGAATGGAATGAACAAAGCCAAAGGATTTCCGATGCGTGGACTAATGCGAATTCGGCTCTTTTCTCAGCCCAGCAGGCTATGCGAGCCGTTGATGCTACCCAAACCCAGCTTGATGCCTTTGAGTTAACGGCTAATGCGGCAATAAGGGGACTCCAGGACCAGATAGACGGTCAGATTGATACCTGGTTTCACGATTACGACCCAACAACGTCAAATGCCCCGGCATCTGATTGGAATACCACTGACAAGAAGAAGGCCCACGTCGGAGACTTGTTTTACAATACTGCAAGCGCAAGAGTATGGCGTTGGGTTCTCGAAAACGGCTCTTATAAATGGAAAGAGCTTGCCGATGATGCTCTGGCGGAGGCGTTGAAACTCTCTAAGGATGCCAAAGACCTCGCGGATAGTAAAAGGCGTATCTTCTATCGTCAGCCTTTGGATTCAGAAGCCTACGAACCAGGAGATTTGTGGGTTGATGCTACATACGGAACAACGTACTCGCACGACATTCTCCGTTGTAAGACGGGCAAGGCTGCCGGAGAAGTGTTCAATATTTCACATTGGGTTAAAGCCAGCAATTACACTGATGATACCGCACTTAATGCTTTCATCAATGACACTTATACCCCTTTTGCTCAACAGATTGAGGAACAAGTTGATAAGAAAGCTGAAACCTGGTATCAAAGCACAGACCCTTCATCATCTTGGTCTGAGGAAGAGAAGGCTGAACACGTTGGAGATATGTGGTTCAACACCGCTACTACTGTTGCTGGCGTAGAATCCGGGCAATCTGCGATTTGGACCGGCTCAATGTGGAAAGTCAGTGCAGTCCCGCAAGACGTTTTCGACCAAATAGATGGTAAGGCTGCCATTTATACCTCTATGCCATCCAGTCCAAATGTCAATGACCTTCTTATCCCTGCAAGCAATATTACCAGTGGCGGAAAGACGTACTATAAGAATCACGCCTACAAATACAACGGCACAAGTTGGAATGAATTGGCGTACACCGACGATACCACGGTAACGAATTTCATTAACGGCACTTACAGTGAATTCGTGCAGAATATTCAGAGCCAGGTAGATGAAAAGACCGAGACCTTTTACCAATCCTCAGACCCTTCTACAAGCTGGACCACGGAGGCCTTGAAGAGCGCCCATATAGGAGACTTGTGGTATAATACATCGGCAACAACAATCTCTGGCGTGGAATCCGGCCAGGCGGCAATATGGACTGGCAGCGCCTGGAAGGTTAGCGCAGTGCCAAAAGATGTATTCGACCAGATAGACGGCAAGGCGGCTATTTACAATAGGATACCGGCCAACCCGAATATCAACGACCTTCTCATTCCTACCAGCAATTTCACCCAGGACGGAAAGACCTATTATGCAAATCACGCATATAAATATAACGGTTCAAACTGGGTTGAATTTGCCTATACGGACGATGCGGCGCTAACGAACTTTATCAATAATACGTATAATGTTTTTGCGCGGGATATTCAGAACCAAGTGGACGGGAAGGCCGAAACTTGGTATCAGTCTACCAACCCTGCCGCAAATTGGAGTACCCAGGAGAAAACAGACCATAAGGGGGACATCTGGTATAATACTTCAAGTTCAACAATTGCTGGAGTGGAGGCCGGACAATCTGCAATATGGAATGGCTCTTCTTGGAAAGTTAGTGCCGTTCCCAAAGCGGTATTCGACCAGATAGATGGTAAATCAACCATCTATGTTACAATGCCGACAAGCGCTGAGATTGGCGACTTGCTTATTCCTACGTACAACTTTACAAGTGGAGGGGTAACATATCTTGCCAAACACGCTTATAAATACAACGGTACGGCCTGGGTGGAGTTGGGATATACTGACGACACAACAGTAAACAATTTCATCAACAACACCTATGGGCCGTTTGTAAGGCTCATCCAGGACCAGGTTGACGCTAAGGCTGAGACCTTCTATCAGTCCACGAACCCGGCCGCTAATTGGACCACTTCTCAGAAGGCAGAGCATATCGGAGATATGTGGTGCAACACTTCCTCTGGCACAATCGCCGGAGTGGAGTCCAATCAGACTGCAATATGGAGCGGTTCTGCCTGGATTGTTAGTGCCGTTCCAAAGTCGGTATTCGACAAAATAGACGGCAAGGCAACAATCTATACGACCTGGCCGACGTCTCCGCAAACAAATGATTTGCTGATACCGTCCTCAAACATCATCAAAAGTGGCGTTACGTATCAAGCGGCTCACGCTTATAGATATAACGGTTCTGCCTGGATTGAATTGGCATATACGGATAATTCCGCATTAAATGCTTTTATCTCTGGAGATTATGCCTCATTTGTGAATAATATCCAGAGCCAGGTTGATAAAAAAGCTCAGACCTGGTATCAGAATACCAACCCGGCATCATCCTGGACCTCTTCTCAAAAGCTCGAACATACCGGCGACTTGTGGTATAACACCTCTACCAACATCATTGCCGGAGTTGAGCCGGGGCAGTCTGCCATTTGGAATGGAAGTGAATGGAAAGTAAGCGCCGTTCCTTCCGAGGTCTTTGACGCGATAGATGGCAAGTCGTCAATTTACGTCACAATGCCTACAAGTCCAGATAAGGGCGACTTGTTGATTCCAACGACCGACTTCACCAGTGGCGGTGTGACATATCGCGCTGGCCTGGTGTATAAGTACACCGGCTCTGCTTGGGAAGAGGTTAGCTATGCGGCTAATACCGACTGTGCTATTACCGTTGTTGAAAAAGAGACTCTGAGAAAAGCTCTTGCTGACATAAATTCAAGCAAGACCGGCACTGTAAGCGTTTATAAGGTACAGATAACCGGGAGGGCAACAACTATGGGTAATGCCTGGTCGAAGATTGAGGCTGAGGGTGATGCGAACTTCGGCTGGTACGTCTCAAATAATCACGAACACGGAGATAGGGCCGTAACAACCATCACCGTAGTCTGCAACACCGCAACAAACCTGGTTGTGCATATAATGTCACGTGCGGAATCATCCTTCGATTATGCTTGCTTATCTCCTTTGGATACTGCTTTGACCTGGAGTTCTGCATCTTCTGGTGGCGTTACTTATTACACACCTACGAATCAAGTCCTTTCAACATCTGGCAAGCAGGGGCAGGACCTTACACACACTTACGCATTGACTCCTGGCACTCATACCTTCCAGGTTGCATACCGAAAAGACTATTCGGCTTCTACTGCCCCGGACAATGGTTATTATAAGGTGGAGGATATTGTGGCAGAAGGAACGCTTGCTGCTTGGTGCGCCTTCTGTGATAAAAATGGTGACACCACAAGAAAGGCGGCGGCCATATCTGCCGCCAATGCCTTGTTCTCATATATGGTAAACACCTTGAACGTCTGGGGGAATGTAACGACTTATATGCCGAATGATTCCTTCCGGGACACAATGAGAAGCCTCTTTGCTGCCTATTATATCTCAATCAACAAGATTGAGACAGATGTAATAGGAAGTGATTTGAACTTCTTAAAAGCGGTGTTCTCGAAAGCCACAACTACTATAACTGGGGGCGTAGTTGATACTGCTGCCGTTGTAGCAAAGGTTGCCGTGGTGACAGATGATGATTCAAAGGTTGTTGCCGGAATCAATGGAACAAAGGAGGTTGGATATGATGCCACACATAAAAAACTGATGTTCTTCGGCGGGGCAAATGGACTCGCCAATGCTGCCTCTGCAAAGACCAGGATATATGAGGACGGCCACATTGATACGAATGATTTAACGGCACAAGGAGGAAAGATTACCCAGATGGAGGCTCAATTGATGCGAAATCCATTCAAGGAAATATCCGACTCTTTTACGCCAATAGATATGGATAACGCAAAGTCAGAGTACATAGGAGGCTCTTTGAAAGTCGCTTATACCTTAGACTGGAGTGTAAAATCTTCTGGAAGAAGGCAAACTCTTGTCGGCTCTGTTTCAATTGACGCACCTTCTGGAAAGTATTTCTTTGAAAACGGACGCAAGTATTCAAACTTTGAATCCTCCTATGAGTGTTCCGAACTGCTTGGATATGGAACGGATACCGAATTCTTTGGTTGGATTGTTCTTAACAGAACCCTATTCTCTACCAATTATAATTTCGGTCGTGAAATTACACCATTAGCTTTTGGCCGAGTTACCGGGACATCTTCTTCTGCATCTTTCACGATTTGTAAGTACACAAATAAAGACGATGCAAAAATAAGCAAGAACGATGTTATGAGGGTTACTCGAAATGGAGAGGGTAACTATTATCTCTATGTTCCGCAAAGCTGGTTTACCAGTTCAACGTATATCTATGTTGAGCTTACCGGCTATGGTTATAGCTCCGGGTCAAGCTCTGCTCCAATTAAAGCAACAGTGGCGGGTATTACGTCAACAACATTGTATGATAGCTCAGAGTCAAAATACTATTCTGTATGGAGAATACAAATCAAGACCTCTGACGACGCATCCGTCAACGACGGCTCGTTTTTCTTCAAGCTTTATAATATGGCTCAATGGGATGATTAACCTTTTGCAAAAACCAAGAATATGAAAACATATTTTCCGCTCCCCAGGGGGGATTTCCCCTAAAGCTCCATAAGACACTTGCTTACGACAAATCACAAAATAATAGTTGCAATAATGTGAAAGCAAAATTGCAATTATTACAAATCAAGGAATTACATTTGCGCTAAATAATTCAAGAGTAACTATGGCTTTAGACAAATCAACTCTCAAAAAAATTGGTTGCTTCTTCGCAAGTTTTGCTTGCATAATTGGAGCAATCGGCGGTTTTGGCACTTGTGCCTATCATCACGAGTGGCCTATCGCAATCTGCATTGTAGTAGTTTCGGCTTGTGCCGTTCCTACGGTGGTAAAAATGGTGAAATACCTTCTCTCTTAATCGGCGTTATGATATGATTACAACCGTACTAACGCATTGTCTCACAAAAATCGGTGAAGTTTTGCAACACTTTTGGGGCTGGTTTGCAGCCATTGGACTCTTTATAGCAGACATATTTGCGGGTCACGCATTTATCGTTAATCTTGTCGTCGCGGTGACGATAATGGATGCCGTATGGGGCATTGCCGTAAGCCTTTCCCAGAGCAAATTTGCCTTGTCTGAGCTTATGCGTCAGACTGTGGGGAAGATTGCCGTATATGGTTGTGCGCTATTTGGAGTTGCCGGTGTTGACCTTTACCTCCGTAATCAAACTGGCCTGGAAATGACGATTACCACTGCCGTAATAGGCGTAGTAATAGTTCTCACAGAATTGTGGTCCAGTGCCGGTTCTATGCTCATCCTCTTTCCAGACTTTCCTTTTCTCCGAATAATGCAGAAGGCCCTTACTGGCGAAATTGCAAGGAAGCTTCAAATCCCGGAGGAAGAAGTTAAAGAGGTACTTAACACCAAACACAAAAAAAGATAATATTATGGCTTCTGTATTGATTCAGAAAGATAATATCTTTCAAGTCCCTGCTGAAAATTTCGTATTGTCTCCGAGTGCTGAGGGCTATACCCTCCATTACTCTGCTGACGGTAAGAATTTTACGGCCTGGGATACTCCCACTCCTGCCGGCAAGAACGAGGTAGTGACAAATGCCCCTATCAATATGTTCTATAAGCTCGTCGGGAACAACTCAGACTTAATTCTCCAGTATTAACGATTGCCCTATGATTGATTTTTCACAAAGAATTACAAAGGGCGAATTGTTTGACCCCGCCACCGGCAAGATTAAGCCCTCCCTCATTGACGCGGCGGGTTTAACGCCGGTATTATGCACCAATGCGGAGGATACACCGCTTGGCGTACAGTGGAATGACGGAGATACCGTCATTACTGGTACTCTCATCCCTTCTGCTTCAACGCAAGGGAAACTCTATTTTGTCCCGGCCGAGTCTACGGCTGAGAAGAACATCTACGACGAATACTTCACTCTTCTCAGAGGTACTGATTACGTCTGGGAATGTATCGGTCGCGGTATCCCAGTATCGACCCATCCGTATTTGTCTCTTGAAAGATTGCGTAAGTATCTTTACAAGGTGACATTTGATACTCTTCCAGAAGATAACGGAGGGGATGGCCCTATTCTGGGAGGATGCTCTTCTTATGTGAAAGACGGAAAGCTCTATCGAAACCTTGACTTCAAGTACGACAACTCCGCTTCGTTTATTGTTCGCACCAAAGATTTTGAAGGTATGTCCTTCATTACTGGACTCAACGATGGCGCTATGGACGACGCGCAAATAGCGCAGCTTCCGTATCGTATTGTTGACGGGCGCAACAATAATGGCATTATGGTATCCACGCACGTTGTTTTCAACGATTGGTCTTGGGCTGGAGTGGGAAGCAAAACCATACCGCTTACCCGCCTTCCTTACCTTGTGCTGAGCAACGTAAAGTCAATGGCAACCATTGCCGCCGATTTGTCGGGCATTATTGACAGACTCTATGCTCCCGAAAGCTTGCTTGCTTCTGGATACTTGATTCAAGTGCTTGTAACAGACGGGACGACAACTTATGCCATACTTCCTCCGGCGAATGATGATGAGTCTTTCGTGCTTCAAAACATAACGGGCAATCCGAAACTCACCAACTTCCGTTGGGTAAACCGGGCAACAGTGGCAAGAGCCGATGCAGACTTGCAGACAAGGCCTACTGGAATCGAAAGATTCAATATGATGCCGTGCGAGTTAGCGGATTTGCGCTTCACGAAAGCCTATGAAACCGCAGACAGACTTTCGGAGTTTATTGGCATTGACGAAACAACAAAGGCTTCTACCGATGCAGAGCTTGAAGCAATCTATGATGAGGCAAGAGCTTTGTACCTTGATAGAGCGCGTGACGGCCAGACCTGGCAAACAATGCACTCTGTTGTCTATGGCGAAGGGTTGGAGTCGTTATTCATCCAGGAAAATTGGGATGATGCTTGCGTCGTTGATGTATCCAAAAAATACGAAAAACCGTTAGCGGGTATTCCTCTTTCTGACATATCTGCTTCGGCCCAGGAAGCATTGATTGATATTGTCAGTGGTTTCCTTGATTCCGGGGTGTTCTACAAAGATTCGGCGCATACCCAGGCCATTACGCCGGTAAAGACAAAGCAGTATGTCGATGTAACAAACGCCGCCCAGCCGAAGCTTTATATGTGGAATGGCTCTGCCTATGTTGAAGTTGGTGGAGGCGGTGGAAGCGACGTTTACGAGACGGTGAATGTTATCCTGGTGTCGAGCGACGCTTCTGATATTGAGCTTGGCAAGATTGTCACGCTTAAATATGCTGACGTTACCGAGACATTGGCTTATGTTGCAGGAGGTATCGTATTCCGCGTTCCGACATCAATGGAGTACACCATCAATGTAGAGCCGGAAGTTGGATATATCACACCTCCAGAACTGAGGCGTATTGCCGTCGCCGGCAACGCAATAACCATCACAAAGACGTATATCTTGAACGAGTCAAACCTTATCGTTCTCAATCAGAATGTCACAGATGCTGCATCTATGCTTTCTGGCGAGGTTAATGGAAACGTTATCCGTTGGATTCGCGCAAACTCTCATAGGTATTTGGCGAAGAGAACTGCCGATGGCGAAGTTACTCTTTGTCAACTTATGGACTCAGACTCCACGAAGTATCTTGACGGTACTGCTGCTGACCTTACTGGCGCTGAGGGTGATGTCGTAATGAAATTGCCTACGTTCTGGTTCAAGTGCGAGGAAACCGAAACTGGCTCTGACATCTGGAATCTCATCATTTCTCTTACAGAGGTTGAAGGACACCAGAAGTGGGAAGGGGACAAGAATGTTCTCGGTGTTTACGAAGCTATCAATGTCAGCGACAAGCTCTACTCTCGTAGTGGCGTAACGCCAAGCGGTTTTATATCCCAGGCCAATTTCAAAAAGTACGCCCGCGCAAGGGGTACTGGATACTCCATTGTTACCTGGGAATGGCATAAGATTATGGCCCTCTTGTTCTACTGCAAGTATGGCTATATGAATTGCCAGGCCCTCATAGGAAGCGGCACAAACTCTTACACCAAAGTAGCCGGCCAGACCGACAATCTTGGTATGACTGATACCCAGGCTTCTGTTCAAGGAAATGAACAGTCAATCAATTTCTGGGGTCTTGAAAACTGGTGGGGAGACAAGGCTGAATGGATGGATAACATCGTGCTGAATCCAACCGAGGCCAACGGGACTTGGCAGGTTACTGACCTGGATGGAAACACACGTGATATTCTCGGTTGTGCTTACGCTCAGTTTGACAAAGATACTTGGCCGAAGAGGATGCTTCTTGGCGAACACTTCGACCTCATTGCCAAAGAGATTGGCGCTTCTGACGCAACTGGCTATTGTGACGACTATTATATCAGCAACCAGGTAGGTCGGGTGGTGTCTCGGTCGCACTACCTCGCGTACTCGATAGGCGGCGTCGCGTATGCGGAGGCGAGCCACGGTTCGTCGTCCACGCATCCGTACTTCGGTTCTCGGCTCGCCTTCCACGGAAATACGGTGGTCGAGACTGACGTAGCTACGTTCAAAGCGATAATCGAGGTAAGTTAAACGCTGGACGCGGGGGCGGACTTATGTTCGCCCGCCGCATCCTTCTATAAGCAAATAAAAGGTAGAGGTCTGCATAGGTCGGGTGGTGTATCGGTCGAACAACAACGCGAACTCGAAAGGCGGCGTCGCGTATGCGAAAGCGAACAACGATTCGTCGAACACGAATACGAACATCGGTTCTCGGCTCGCAAACAGAAATTAAAAGCGTAATGATATGCAGAAATTGGGAATAGCAAACATATACTACGGGATAGTAAGAGTTTTCGCCCAGCAGACCGAGCCTCACCAAACTTTCTGCAATAATGAAAGAGGTGGAAAATCACGCGCAAGGAGCGGAGCGTTTGGTAGGGCCGCAAGGTCTCGAAGAAGGCAAGCCCCAGGAATGAAGGCATATCAACAATAGTTCTTTGACAATGCACAGAGACGGATATTTGATTCAAGAAATCATCGAAAGACCAAATCTTGAATGTGCTTTCGACCACGTTCTTACCGGGACAGATAGGAAAGAATCCTCAACCGGCAAGAAGATGTTAAAAGACAGAAAGTTCTATGTGGACCTTATGCAGCAACAGATAGCTGATGGCACTTGGGAACTTGGAGAATTGCACAGAAAGAGAATCAATGAGAGGGGTAAAATCCGGGATATTGATTGTGCGATGATGTTTGATAGAATGGTTCTTAATGCGACAATGAATGTCGTTGAAAAACATTTGAAAAGAAGATGGATTTCGACAACGGCAGCGAGCATTGAGGGTAGAGGTGGCCTTTACCTGCTGAATAAAGTAATCAAGGACCTTCACGAGAGTCACGCTGGTAAGATTTATAAGTGGGACATTCACCATTACTATCAGAGCATTTTGCAGGACTTTATGCTATGGGTACTGAATAAGTATTTCAAAGACAAAGCTCTTATTGCAATGCTGACAAAGTGCATTTATGCGCTCCCGGAAGGAATAAGCATAGGACTGAGGTCGTCTCAAACCTTTGGGAATATGCTATTGGATTATCTGATAGACCACTATCTCAAAGATAAGTTGGGAGCAGAATTCTATTACCGCTATTGTGACGACGGCCTCAATATGGATAACGATGATACTTTTTATAAGTTGACTGGGTATTCCAGGGAGATAAAGGCAAAGATAGAGGCGGCCGGATTGAAGATAAAGCCAAATGAACAATTCTGGAATTTTGACGATAGGCCAATAGATTTTCTTGGGTATGTCATATATGCAAATGGCAATATCCGTATCAGAAAGCATATCAAACAACGCTTTGCCCGGAGGTGGAAGCGGGTAAAGAGCAAGAGGCGAAAGAAAGAATTGATAGGTTCATTCTACGGAATGACAAAACACGCACACGCAAAACATTTATTCAAAACTATAACTGGTATTACAATGAGAGATTTTAAGGACTTCGGCCTTATTTACAAGGCAACGGATGGAAAGAAAAGGTGGGACTGCACGACGGTCCATCTTTGCGACCTGGCAAACACTACGATAATCGTAGAGGACTTCGAGAAAGATGTTACGGTTCGAGGAAACGAATTACGCCATCTGGTAAAATTCCGTTTTGAGGACGGTAAGGAAGGAAAGTTTTTTACCGCAAGTGAAGAAATGAAGCAATTGCTGGCTGAGATTAAGCAAATCCCAGATGGATTTCCTTTCAAGACCACAATCAAGCGCGTTTCTTTTGGCAACGGCAAAGCAAAATACGTTTTTAGTTAAATAGTTATGAACAAAAGTAGAGCAGCCGAGGGGATTGCGGCAATTGAGTGTATCAATCCCGCCTTACAGAAGTGGGTTGTCCGCTTCAACATCACACCTTGTGAAGATGGGGGTGTGGAATTTGATTTCTATGAGTTTGTCGGCCACGAACCAACCCAGGAAGAAGTTGTCGGTGTCGTTAAAGACTACAAGCTTGCTCAGATTGAGGGATATGATGGCAGCGAGGCCGTCAATCAGTTCTTTATCGGTAACGAAGCATTGTGGCTTGACAAGGCAACAAGGACCGGCTTGATGCTTCGTATCAATGCTGAAAAAGCTGCCGGCAAAAAAACGACAACGCTCTGGTACGGCACGAAGGCTTACACCCTTGACATTGACGTTGCAATCCAGATGCTTTATGCTATCGAGGTTTATGCCTCAGACTGCTACGATTGTACGGCCCAGCACAAACTCAATGTTCAGACCCTTACGGACCAAGCAGAGATAGAAGCCTATGACTTCACTGCTGGATACCCAGAGAAGCTGAGTTTTGAAGAATCGGCCGAGTAATCTGGTCTCAGAAATAATAAGGAGGGCGGGCGGTACTGGCAGTGCGCCTTGTCAGAATAGGATGCAGCATAAGGCCGCATACTCGCCCTCCGTTTAATAATTACTGCTATGGATAAAGAAACAAAAGAGCCTTTTCATAAAGGCTATCGAACGATTAAGCTCACAATGCCGCTTGACGGAGAACTGAATGAGTACACATTGCTCCAGGAGGTACGCGCATTTGCCAAGAACCTGCTTGAAAAATACGACGTTACAATAACTGAGGCAATAGAGGAAATTCCGGCCTCTTCAAGTCCGATTACGGACCTTTATTAAAATACGTTGCAGCGCCACGAAGGAAGTCCGAGATATGCCCGGTAAATGACAAAAAGCGCAGAGAAAACGAAGTTTAATTACCAAAAACAATCCTTTTATGAACATCACAGAAAACTTTACGTTTGCGGAATTCGAGGAATCCCAGACGGCAAAAGCCAAAGGTATTGCTAATGTGATTACTTCTTTCGAGGTGCGAGACTCAATTATTGCGCTTGTCAGAGAGGTATTGCAGCCTTTGCGAAATCTTTACAAAAAGCCTATGCACGTCAATTCCGGCTATCGTTGCCAGACGCTTAATGCGGCCGTTGGAGGTGTGGCAACCAGCCAGCATTGTAAGGGTGAGGCGGCTGATATTGCCACGGGCAGCGAAGCGGAATCCTTCAAGCTGGCAAAGCTGGCAAGAGAGAATCATATTCCTTTCGACCAGATGATTTTGTACCCTACGTTTGTTCACTTTTCCCACAAACTGAAAGGGCCACAAAGAGGAATGACATTATACAACAAATCCTACCGGGGAAAGAAGTTTTAATGCTTGGGAGGGCGCAAGTCCTCCCTTAATTTGAATATAGATGAAGAAATATCTGATTTTTTCTGGCGTATTATTGCTGCTCTTGGTTGGCGTTTTTTTCTTTGGTTCATCCTGGGGGAAGCATCGAGCATTTGCAGAAATAGAGCCGCAGAGAGATACAGTAGTGATTTACAAGACAAAGAGCGGTGGCGGCTCTTTGCCGATGAAAGAATTTTTCAAGGGATTTGACGTTACGATTCCGAATATGTGTTTTCTTACTATCCCGGATACGCTTCGCGTCCCAGAAATAGTAACGATTCACGATACGGTTATGATTTATGTACCACTGTCTCAGCAATACTTTGAAGAGAATAGCGGACGCCTACGTATCTGGACTACTGGCTATAAGGTTTCTCTTGACAAATGGGAAGTGGATGAGTCTGAAACGGTATTAACGCCAAAGCCAAAATACAATAAGCTCTTTGTTGAAGGGACGGCCATATACGACAAAAGCCCGTTCCTCCCACTTACCGTAAATTACGGCTATGAGAAAAACGGGCTAATGTATTACGGAGGGGCTGGCTACGATTTTATATCGAAATCCCCGGTTATAAAGGTTGGTATTCGCTGGACGCCTTTTTCTTGGTAGATTGGATAAAATTCCTATCTACGATGTTTATTAAGCCATTCCTGGAAATACCACAATTGTCCGCACCCACCACCTATGTCGTCTTGTCCGGCCATCATAAATCCTGGAGTTTTCTATGGTGCGTTTGAGCTTTATGTACTTGAAGATAATTTCTATTATTGTCATAATTGAGTGTGTTGGTAAAATTGATGAGCCGCTTCTTCTGCAACTTCGTAGATAGAACGTGTGCGAACTGGAGCGTTATCTATAATTTCTTGGATTTCTTCCTTTGATAATCCGGCCATATCTCCGACCGTCAGTTCTGCAAAGGGCTTATTCAACGCCATCATCATTATCTTCTCCAACGTCCTCTGGAGTCGCCAGGCGCAATACGCGAATCGGACTATAAATGTATCTCTTTTGCAAACTCCTTCCGCCGGTCTTTTTATCTTTGTAAAAAATAGGGGTGATTTTGAATCCGTTGAACATTTCATAGCCACCGAGCCAGAGTATTTCACAGTGGATTTTACCTATGGTGTCCTTGAATTCGACGTAAACCTTTTTGTCAACGAGAGACATATCGGCATTGCTTTCTATGTACTCTTTCTTGATTTCCATACGTCTGGCATCGAGCTTGGTCGCTTCTTGATTCAGCTCTTCAATCTTGGCTTTATATTCTTCTTTAGTCATAGTGGATAGATAATGAAAAAAAGGGAGCGGCCAGCGCTACCTGGCTCTTTGCGACTTCATCCCGATAGAAAAAAGTCTCTCTATAACCTATAATTTCGAGATATACGTCAAGCGGGCATACCGCACTCCCGGATAGTATTACTTTAAGTCTTTGAGTTTTGGAGTTATTTCCGCAGCGTGACCGCGCAGGATAATATCACCGTCTTTTTCGACGACTATGTGCGGAATTCCTCGGATACCATAAGTAGCCAGAATGTCGGCGCTATCTTCGGCCTCCGCATCAATAATCGTGTATTCAAGGCCAAGAGCCTCGCACTCGGCCTTGAATCGAGGGAGGGCCGCTTTGCACTGTACGCAACCCTCAGAGCCAAAATACTTAATATGAATCATTGCTATTGTTTATTAAATCAAAAAGCTGCTGCTTTGCATCCTCAACCTTTTTACGGCACGACTCTATCTGACGTAACTGCTCTTCGGAATAAGGTTTTGGCGCTCCCTTACACCAAGATTCGTATGAAATCTTGTGGGGACAATCGAGAAGAGTTAGACGCTCAACATAATCATACCACTGCAATAGTTTTTCTTTGCTGACATTATTATCGACGTCATATCGTATCGTTGTCATATTGAAGTAGAGGTCGCTTACGCAAGCCATTTCTCCAGTCTCATTTCTTACCCAGGCCTCTGCTTCATTGAATTCAAAGTCGTGCTTTGTGCAGAACCTTTTGAGGTATTTATTGCAGACCTCGTTCCATTGTTTTTGCAGAGGATTCATCAGAGCGAGGGATTAGGAAGAGAAAGATAAGTCTCGACAAACTCTCTGTCGATTACCTTCTTACATTTGAAGGGTTTTGCTTCCAGAGTGATTGCGCCCTCAATAATTGTGGTCTCTTTGTTGAACAATTTGAGCCAGGCGAGAGACTTATCCTTAGCTTCGTCGGCATCATCCGCTTCGACAAGGAAGGAATAGATGCTGGTGTTGATAATGTCTTTGTCTCCAGCTTTTGTGGCAAGCTCTCTGAGGGTTGCATCAATGGAAATTTCATAATAGCTGATTTGCTTCGGCTTTTCCTCTTTCTGCTCTCCCTCTGGAGTCTCCTGCTTTTCAAGTTCTTCTTCTGGGAACATAGTGGCCTCAGTGGTATCCCTGGCGGCCTTCTGCTTCATATACTCTTCTTTGTTGCGATTGAGGATTGTGCCACAAGCCATTTCACTGATTGCGATAAACTTGAAGTCAGATTCCTCAGTCAACTCAATGTAATCGGCAATGATGGCCTTTGCCATATCTACATTCTCAGCCTGGCAGACATAAACGTTCTTTGTCTTGATGCCGACAAGGACTTTGGCCTTGTAGACTTTAAGGATGGAGCTTTCGCGCTCGTGGCATTTGCGGCACTGGTCGCTGACGTAAATGCCTTCAATGTCGTGAGTCTGCAAGTAGAATTCGACGCTATCCATATTGTTTTCGTCAATTCTCGTTCCACGACGAAACAGAACATCGTGCCTTTCCACCTGCTTTGTTTCGCCGGTATTGGGGTCAACATAGCTTTCGCAATACGTTTTAATGGCGTTTTCGGCAACATATTTGCCGAACATTTCCTGGGTTGTCTGAGCAAATACAATCTGCTCAGTTTTTCTTGTTTGTACTTCCATAGTATTGATTATTAAAAAGTTCTTCGCTGATTTTGTCAAGAAGTTCGATACGGTGACAAGGAATATGCTTCACGGTCTTTAATACATCGGCTCTCTTCCTTTCCAGGAACTCCTTAATTCGGCCATTTTTCATTTCCAGGGCTTTGTTGAGAGCCATTGCAACCATAACGCAGCCCCATTTTTCTCGCTGAGTACCAAGAATCGCCGAAACTATTTCTTTGTCGGATTCCACCATAAGACGAGTGCCGGATTGCTCCTTTATCCATCTTGCGGCCTTCAATGCGATTTCTCTTTCCAGAGAATCATTTTCATAGTGGATGCCAATTGCTTCCAGCATCCTTCGTTCTTCTTTTGAAATTTCCATTTTACAGTCCAAATAATGAAGAGACAAGGCCGTTGGCTATTCGCAGGGTTTCCAAAGTGCTTTTGAGTTCCTTGTGTTCGAGATATTTTTTGACGGCAATATTCCTCGAATCTTCCGGCATATCCATAAATTCTTGAAGCCGGCGAATCCAGTCCTCGTACTGAACAACCTTTTCCTTTAACTCGTCATTTTCACGCTCCAGTTCGTCGCATCTTTTTCTTATACTTCGATAAAACTCTTGCTTGCTCTGAAATTCTTTCTTTAGCGCATCAATCTGGCCTTTATATTTTCGAGCAAGTTCATTACGAGTCTGTTCTACAATTTGTTTTCGAGTCTCTTTCATATTCCAAAGGGTTAAAGGTTCAGCCTCCGGCCAAATTCCGATATGAGGGTTGCATCTACTTTGTTGTCGTCAAGGTTCTTGCATTTCTCTGTACGGCGAAAATCCTCCATCGGGAAGAGTCTCCGGGCAGCATTGATTGACGTTTTCTTCGTATCAATCTTTTTCCCGGACTCATAAACCTTATCGTCATTTATCCAGATTTCCTTTTGCCAATCTTTTGGCTGAACAAGATGATACGGAAGCCCGTAGGCTATCATCAAACCTTTCATCAGCCCGAAAATCTCCCCAAAAGAGAACGTGGCCTTTGCCGAACTGCCATATATTGCGTGAACTTCCTCCATTACGCATACAACGTCGTCTATTGGCGAAAGTGCATACTTGGCAAGAAAGTTGGCAATATCTCTGGGAGTGTTTTCCAGAATAGAAAGGTATTCCCTTACATTGCCTTCTCGTGAAGCACAGATGTAACCCTTGCTACCAGGGTCGATTCCTATAACGATTTTCATAACCTTTCTTTGAATTTTTCAATCATAGCAAGCGCACCGGCTATATAAGCGTCACGCTGGGCCTCTGTCTCCTTTTCCGGGAGATTCATTGGGGCAATGAATTCGTCAGCCATCTGGCCTATAAATTCAAGACCTATTGGGATTGTTTTTGACATTTGTGTTCTACTTTTTTTATGGAATAAACGGAAACGGGGACGACCATATTATTCCTGGTTTTACAGATAATGGTAAGGTTGTCTTGTACGCCAACAAGCTCACCGTGGGTTAAGCCATTAACGCAATTCCAATAAACGGTATCGCCGAACTCCAACTGTTCCATTATTCTTCTTTTTTATGCCAGCACTTTTTCTTTGCGTCTGGCGTTGTCCTATCTTCCAGGAAATAGCAATATCCACCCTTACACAACCTGGGTTCAAAATCAGCACACTCACTGCAAGGAAGTTCCGCTTCTGGGGTATCTTCGTCCTCTTCCTCGAATTCATTTTCCGTTTCTGTCGGCTGATTAAGGCACTCCAGAATGATTGTAAGGAAAAACGCAAACAGAAGAATGGTAGCAATGAAGATTACCGCCAGGATAATTATTATTATACGTCTAATCATCGTGCGAATCCTCCTTTTTTAATGGTTTCCCGCTTAGAGGGCAAAAGACCATTGCGCTGATATAAGCGTTCCCCTCCAGACAAAAATGGTCCGATTTCTTTGCTTTTTTATTGTAACGAAGGTCTCTGAAATTGCAGCCCCTACACGTCTCAAAACATACAAAACAATTCATTTCAAACGACACTTTGCGACGAAGTTGAATCGGTCAATTTCCTCCTGGGAAAAGATGCCTCCCTCTGGCTGCTCCGTCAGATATTTAATGATTTCCTCGTATTTTGCCGTAGTGGTTGTGCGGTCGATATAGAGCATTAAAACCCGGATGAGTTCGTTAGCGTCTTGACGATAGCCGTCAAGCTTTGAGTAATCACCGTCGGTAGCGGCCATAAAGTCGTCGTCGAACCCGCACTTCTCATACCATATCAACGCTTCTTTTACCTTCTGAGTAAAAGTTGTAAAGCGTTGCTTTTTCTCAAACTTAAAGCCGCCGACAGAGGTGATTCTTCCAGCAATGTCGTTAAAGAGAATGTCTATACAGAAAGATATGTTGTACGCCAGCCTCAGTTCGTCACCAATAATAGCCGTCGCTGCCTGGACTTGTTTTTCCCTGGCCGCTTCATCAATTTTCTTCTTCATTGTCGAATAGTGTTGGTCCAATATCTCGTTTCTGATACCTCTTGCGCTTTTCAAGCCGGAAGGGGCAATCTCGTTTCTGACAAATGTTATAGGTGCGTTTGCCGGTTGTACCGTCTCCTACACACGCAAGAATTATATCCCTATTGATGGCGCATCTGAATTTTGTATATTCTTCTTCGCCGTATGGATTTTCTTTGAGGTGAGAGGATTTAACGCACCTATCACAATTTCTGCCGGTCCATAACATAAACTCCGTTCCATTAGAGAACGGATGGTATTTGCTACTTCCCATAAACCATTGTCGTAAACCTTACTACAATGTCTGGTCTATCGTCGAGACGACTATCTCCGTACAATGGATTTCCGGCGAGAATAGACCATCCTCTACCAAGACTTCCATCTGTATCCAAATTAGCCTTCTCAAACTTTTTGAGATAGTCCCAGATTAAAGACGCCAGAGTACCCTCACTTATTACGTTCGGGAGATTCAATGTGTTTTCTTTCTGCTGATAGTGACTATACAGATGCAATTCCTCGACGTCCTCAGAGGCGCTTTCTTTTGTTGCGGGGAAGCGAAGTACGTTATATGCCGTAACCCCTTGACACTCCTTACGCTTTGAGTCAAAGAACATATTGTAGCACAATCTTAGTGCAAGGGTCAGTTCTTCAAATGTGACCCCAGTTATTGATATTCTCTTCTCCATATCACTTACTGTTTGGATTCTGGACGGAACACATAATCAGCCCAAATATCAAGGAACTGCTTACCGGCGTAACGCGCCACGTTTTCCGTTTTGAAGGCGAGCCGAGAACCGATGTACGAATACGTGGCCGACGAATCGTGGGGCGCCGCCGCATACGCGACGCCGCCCGCCGAGGCCGCGAAGCTGCCCGACCGATACACCACCCGACCTCTTTGCTCCTTATCCATTCTGTTGATTTCGTCCTGGGTGTAAAGGACAAACCACGGAAACCAGCGACGTTCTCCAACAGTGAATTGTGGAGTCCAGCCCTCATTAAGAGCGGCTGCAATAATGCGAAGTTTCAGATAGGCAACAATGTCGGCTACATCTTCATTCTTTGCGCCATCAAGGTAATTATCGAAACATTCTTTGTACTGGAGAACAAGAGGATGCTTGTCGCCAAGCTCTTTGAGTGCATCTTCAAAGGTCTTGATTCTTTCTGTTACTGGACGATTGTCTTTTTCGTCAACGAGTGTAAGTACACCATTCTTCCATTCGGCCTTCTTGCCGTCCGGGATTTCAATTGTAATTGTTTTCATATTTTCTCGATTAGTTTTCTTCTCTTTGTCTTTCGGCCCGCTCTTCGCAAGCCTCGCAATAAGCTTCGTAATCAGCTTCTGCATCATATTCATCGTCATAAGCCGGGTCTTGTGGAGACAATCCAGCGTTTTTATTATGCCACCTCATTTTCTTATTGTGCCACTTTACTGAACCAGAACTGGCATAATAAGAATGGTACAAGGGTCAACTTCCGGCTCTTGCGGGACAATCAGTGCAGCGTGGCGTGAATCCAGGAGTTTGAGAATCAGCTTGTCGCTGCCAACAATGTTGAGACCTTTAATGAGGTAGTCGCTCTTGAATCCCACAATCATACTGTCTCCCTGGTAAACCGTACCGGGAACAAACTCCGTTGCGGCAATGCTGAATCCGAGGTCCTGGGCCTCCGCCTTAATTTGTGTATCTGAATTAAGGGTTAGCTTAATAGTCCCAGACGCTTTGCTGGAACATACCGATACCCTCTTAATTGAGGATGCAAAAAGCAATTTGTCGGCTATGGCCTGGTTGTTATTATGAGTCGGAATAATGCTTTCATATCGAGGGAAGTTTCCTTCTATTTTCCTTGCCGAGATTACAATTCCATCGACGCCGAAATGAACTCCGTTGTTGTTGGAGAAGATGTTTACCTCATCATCGTCGGCGGCCGCGTCTTTAACCAAAGCGGCGGCTGCGCCTGGAATACAGAAGGACATCTGCTGCTGATTCTCTGAGGCAATCGGATAAATTGCCAGGATATGAGAGTCTGTTCCGACAAAATCAATCTTATCTGGCTTTACGTTGCAGAATACGCCGCTCAATACCGGCCTTATCTCATCTTTCCCGGTACAAGGAAGTGTATGCGCCAGCGCTGCTTTAAGGTCCTTACCCTTAATTGTAATATGAGGCTCTTGGTTCTGTGGTACGGCAATGAAGGGATAATCTTGCGGCGGGAATGACGGCAATGCAGAGTTTCCGTTCCCCCAATCGACGACACAAGTGCTATTGTTCTCGGTTCGGAGAGTCACGTCGATATTTGGAAGATTTCTCATAACGTCCAGGAGAATCTTCGCCGGGACAACGATTGCACCATCATCAGATGCTGCATCGACGGCACAAATGATACTGAGGTTTGAATTTGTCGCCGTGATTACCACACCTGCGGCTGAACCTTCGATGCGGAAGTTTTCGAGAATCGGAATGGCGGCCTTAGAAGGGATAGCTTTGTACGCCAAAGATAAAGCGTTACGAAACGCCTTTGAGTTAATTTTGATATTCATAATTTGTTATTTTTCGGATTAAAACGGTAAATCATCAGATTCCTCAATTGACTGAGGCGGCTCTTCTGGAATATCCAGGGTGTTTTCTATCCACCCCTGCGGCTGAGAACTGTCGAATACTTCCGGCAAATCGTCAACAACGGTATCATCCTGCCAGCCGTAGATTATGTGTTCTGCGGCATCATTCTTATATCGTCGGCTTGGTCTGTCATAATAGAGGCCTATCAAACAGTCCTTGATTCCGAATGAGCGATTCTTACATATCTCCAAGACAGAATCGAAACGGCTGAATTCTTCGATAATTGGCGTACCGAAAAAGTCCTTTGCTCTCTTCTTGAAGTCATTTCCGACACGGTGGATAATGAAACAGTTGTCTGCAAGGTTCGTGAGGTCTGCCGTTCCAGAAATAGACTCCATACGGAGAAGCTGAAAGTTCTGTTCCTTTCTTGGGTGACACACCAGAATTATGTGAACGTTCTTTCGTTTCGCATAGTCTTTGAGGTCGTTAATAAACCCCGTCTGTCTATCATTCTTTTCTCCGTAGTACGAATCCAACTGCAACGCCATAAGATTGTCTACAACAATAAGCTGAGCGCCGGTTGTCTCCACACATTCCTTAATGTCGGCAAATATCTGACTGAACTTGTTTCCATACTCATTGTTGTAGAGAAAAAGCTTGTCTCCCAGCCAGGCGTTTATCTTGTCGCATACGTCCTTTGGTGCGTAATACAAGCCTTCATATCCCTCCTTTGCTCTGACAAAGTTCGGTCCGGCGGCCATCTGGTCCAACCAAGACTGAAAGCGGAAGTCCTGCAACTCTCCAGACCACACGGCGGTTGTATATCCCCTCTGAACGGCATTGAGAATAAAGAAGTCTATGATAGACGTCTTGCCCGCTCCAGATATGCCCGAAATAATAGTTACGTCACCCATTATTAGGCCCATAACCTTCTTATCCAGGGATACAATGCCAGTGGGGATGGCAACCAACTGAGAAGGGTCGCGGTAAACAATATCTGTCATTTGCAGCCACTTCTTTCCCTTCTCCTTCGTTTCGGCAGCAATAGCAATAGGAAGAGACTGTATTTGAGCCGTCTTTCCATAATAGGACTGTTTGTGCTGAAACTCCTTGTAATCCCGCTTATCATAAGCTTGTGGGTCAAAGTGGAGTCTAACGTCTTTCCAGGTATATTGAGAACAAGAGTTATGCAAGCACTTGAAACCAATAGCTCCGTTATCCAGATGAAAAATAGCACTGTCCGGGGCTTTGTGTTCGGAGCAGAACGGACATTCGTTGAGGACCAGCTTTTCACCGCCGGAGAAGCGAACACGTTTGGCTATCCCAATCTGGTGTTCATTCACAAAGCTCTCCAGGTCAAAACTCTCAGCCGAATAATTGTTAAATCGGCTGGGCTTTTCTCTTTCCGGGAGCATTGCTGCTACCTTCTCGAAATACTCATTCGGCGTTGGCTTTATCTCTTCCGGCACATTGACAATTGTAGAAAGTCTCTGAGGTCTGTCCGGGGTGTTGACGCCTTTTCTGGAAACGCAACCATAAAGCTTACATATTCGGTTCGGGTCGTGCGGCGCACAATCTATATGCGCTCCGCCGGCCGAAAAGAGCATATCCAGGACTTGAAGAAATTTCTTCATTGTCTCGGTGTTCTTGTCTGTATTCGCCATATTCTGACGAATCAGAAGATGAACTCCGTTGCCAGACAAACAAACTACGGGAGGCGTGAAGCCCTCGTCACGAAGAAACGTGCAGACATTATTGGCTACTCGTTTTGCAACTTCAACCTCAGCGTCGGAAGCGTTTGTTCCGGCCGGACGAACCACATCTATATCTATTAGACACCAGTCTCGGCCAATGATGTCCGTTGCTGACGTCGATATAGCATTAAGCTCAAAGTGGTCGCGCTGAATTCGGTTGTAGCAAGCATCGTTGATTCGATTGAGCGTAAAGTATATTTGGCAATAATCGAATGACTGAATTGCTTGCAATAGAGTCTCAACGTTTGTAAAATAGCCAGAATAGATTTTCTTTCCACGAGCAGAAGGGTCAATAATGCGTATCTCCACAAGCTCTTTGTTGGCCTTGAAGATATTGTACCACATTCTAATTATATTGGCTTCCATTATCTATATTCTGGGTGTTGAGTTGGCAATTCCGTAGGAAGGTCGGCAAAGAGCTTTTCCTCATCGACAACTTCCGGGAGGTTGTTCAAAAGAGTTCCGAAGTTTTTAAGGTACTGGCCGGACGTGCGGCAATCTTCAAGATATTGGGAGACAGATTGCATAATCTCTTCCTTTGATTTCTTTTTGAGAAGAGTGCGAATCCTTGCCTTATCTTTACTGCATTTCCCGGTTGATACGCCGCGATTAGGACACTTTGTTGGGTACATAGCATATATTTCCTCAACACTGGCTTCAAGGGCCTCAGATTTGGCCGCTTTCGCTTGTTCTGAGGCATCTTGTGCATTATGCTCTCCGTCGGCGTATTTCTCGGCCAAACCCAACCAGTATTCGGCCGTATCGTCTGTTTTAAGTTCCAGCAAAGAAGCCAGGAGAAAATTAAAAATTCTGATTTCCCTTTCCATTTTTTGCGATTTTAGAATAATTCCAATTGAACTGGTTTTGAGTCTCTGAACTGCATAGCGTTCTTGACAAAGTTTTCAATGGGCTTTCGTCTTTCAAAGACGGATATAGCTTTCGACTTCAACTCTTCAATTGCCCGATTTGCCAGGTCCATATCTTCCTCATTGCTGGGATTGGGTATGTGGTATCCTTTCTTCGCGGCAGTCGATAGAACACAAAGATTGAAGGAGGCAAGTCTTTGAGTTAGCTCTTCCGTATAGGCCCTGGCCTTTCTTTCTCTATCTTTGGTTGCGGGAAGCTCCAGCATATCGGCAAGTTCTTCTTTTGTAACCCAACGAGCTTTCAACTCATTTATGATTTGTTCTTCGTTCATTGTTTTGTGTGTTAAAAGTGAAGCAATACACGCTCAAAATCTTCTTTTGATATAACCGGGGAGAGGATATTGTCGATAACAAAGCGAACCTTGTTGTATAGGTCTGAGAAACCGGCCTCGTCCATTTTATCAAAGGCAATACTCTTGGGGATTTCGACCCATTCCTTACGTTGAGGCGAATAGAATGTATCGCAATGTCCGGCGGCGACTTCAATATACTTTCTGAAATTCTCAGACGTTCTGAACCCGGTCTGTTGTCTTTCTGGCAGAAGCTCCCAGGCGGCATTGATAAGAGAGAAGTATTTTTTATGAAACTGAGGGTTACGCACCAGGCGAATTTCGGCCGAATACGTTTCCCCCAGTTTCAGTTTTTTCTTCTCTTCATAACTATCATCATACATAGGCACAAGCCCGTGTATGGTGTTCAGAAGAAGCAGTTTCATCAGTTACCAGCAGGAAGGTCGTCAATAGGAGCTTGCTGAGGGAACGGCACGGCATAAGCCGGCTGAGGTTGAGGCGCTGGCTGGTAAGCTGGCTGAGGCGCTGGAGCAGGTGCTGCCGGTTGCGGGGCGTACTGAGGCTGATATGCCGGTTGCGGAGCAGGTGCTGCCGGCTGGTAAGCTGGCTGAGGCGCATACTGGGGTTGTGGCGCATACTGAGGCTGAGGGGCGTACTGCTGCTGAGGTGCAGGAGCGCCCTGCTGCTGAGTCTGAGGACGGCTTCCGAGAAGCTGCAACTGGAACACACGTATTTTCTTTGCCTCGCGGCTCTGGCCGCTCTGGTCGGTCCATTTGTCAGTCTTGATTGAGCCTTCAACATAAACCTGCTGACCCTTTTTCAAATACTGATAAACACCCTCGTTGCCGAACAGTTCGCAATTGTGAAATTCGGTTGATTCTTGAAGCTGACCGCTACGGTCTTTGTACTTCTCAGAGGTAGCAATACCGAAGGAAGCAACTTGTGACTGACCCGCCTGGCGCACTTCGACGTCACGGGTCAAATTTCCTATAAGGATTACTTTATTAAGTGACATAACAATTTGTTTTTTGGGGTTAATTTTCAGATGGTTTGAATGAGATACTGCCCTTTACCTCACTGATTGTTGTGACTTCGGCGGCAATATCTGGATACTTTGTTTTGAGCTTTGCTGAATTGACTCGGCTTGTCTCATACGGGCGCTTCAATTTGAATACGCCACCGGCACATTGAAGTTCATCCAGGTTGTTAGCCAACATATATTGATAGAGTCTATCCTTGATGGCTTCTGAACGAGCTTTTATTTCTTTTACGGCCAGGTCGTAAGTGGCAATCTTTGTCTCAGCATCAACAAGGGAAACAACTTCGGCGTCACTAAGGACGACGCTTGCATCTTGTTTTGGCTTTCCCTGGTAAAGTTCTCCGACTTCTTCGCACCGTAAGACTTCTATAACCTCAGCGTCCGGGACACGTGGCACTTCAAGAAGTTTTGCCTGGCCGTTTCGGATATGAATGGCGTAAAGGTGCGGAACTTTGATTGTCGGATTTTGCTTCTCGAACAGATAGGCATAGATGGATAACTGCCAAGATACTGATTCAACGTGAAGCGTTGAAGTTGTTTTTACATCGGCAAGGCTTCCATCCTTGAAAACCTTATCAATGAACGAAGCAACAACTTTTCCGTCGGTTACGAGATATTCGGAACACTCAACCTGGAGGCCCAAAGAAGCATACGACTTCAAAATTTTACTCTGCTCCGCCGCCGTTTGAAGGACCTTCCCTTCAAAGTGGTCCGAAAGAACATCAGTAGGAAGAGCAACTTCCTTATTGTCGAACTTCTCCAAAAGAGTATGGACGGACGTACCACGTTTGGCAGCATCCGCAAGAACTTCTGGAGCAATCCCTTCATAATTCGGGGAAATTCCCTGGTGTTTCATCAGCGTTGTGATACCAATTAGCACCTTGTCGTCACAAAGATAACTGTGACACAGTTCGTCAAAACGAACATTTGTTATTCTGGTAAGTTCCATTATCCGTTACTCCTTCCATTGTTAGGGTTCATAGGGTGGTCCATTACGGCCTTTACGACTTTAGCGTTCTGGGAGAAATAACACTTCCAGAAGCCCCATTTATTTGCCAGGTCAGCCGCAGAGGTTGCCGCATTGATGTCGTCAATTGCTTGCTGCTCTGTATAGCCATTTATCTGAGGCTTGCCGGCGGGTTGAGGCGCTGGAGCTTGCGTCTGTACGGGCGCTTGTGCTACTGGCTGAGGCTGAGGCGCTGGAGCGGGTGCTGGCTGCCCCCACTGAGGGTTTTCGTCGTAGGCGGTATATTTTGTTGTACTGGAAGCCCAGTAAACATCTGCTGCTACGCCAAGCTTCTTACAAGCAACGGATATTGCGTCAGTCTCGGCCATTTTGAAGGCCTCGTCGTTAATACCGTCACCCTGGCCCTTACCCACCTGCTTGCTACCGCCAACACCCTGGATAGGCTTACTCCATTCGCCATTAACCTTGACGTACATATTGAGTCTTACCCAGGCCGTACTTTCAACATTGGTGATAGGATTGCGGTTCGCGTCCAGAAGAAGGTTTCCATTCTTATCACAAACCTTGATGTTTTCACGCTCAATCCATCTTTCAACGATTTCTGTGTACCAGCCAATTCCGACCGGGCCGAATGTCGAGGTGAGAATTTCAATTCTCCATTGAGGGTTAATGTCTGATTTACCTTTAAGCTTTCCGGCGGTGATGGACTTTAATGCCGTAGAAGGCGCTACTCTCAACTGATTATAATAGTTGAGGTTCGGATTGTTTGCTGCTGCCTTTGCAGCCGTTTGTTTTGCTGCTGCCATATTACTCTACTCTGTTTTTGAATTCCGGGCAAGGTTTGAAGTGGGGAACGTCGTGAGCCGGTACAACAACGCGGCATCGGCGGGAAATGTTGTTGGCTGGCTTTTCGGCGCGATGCTTCACGCTGAAAGTTCCAAACCCTCGAAGAAAGACACTCTCTTTTTTTGCGAGAGCGGACTTTATTGCCTCCATTATCTCATCAAAGACAGTCTGGATAACAACGCGGTCTAAGCCGGTACGGTTGGCAACGGCTTTTACTAAATCTGCTTTTGTCATATATTTGATAATTAAGTGTTTGCTAAGAAAAAGGGAGGCTCATTAGTACCTCCCTTGCGGTTGCTACGAATTGGTGCAATATAACTTAGGTTGAGGACACCTTTTATCCGAAAGAGCGTTGCATTTCTAAAAATAGGGGACAACCCTCAATCATATTCGTAACCTACCCTTGACGGTGTGTACCGCAGGACACCCCCGCTTTATACCTCAACTCCCCAAAGTCTTATCCTACCGAGGAAAGAATTTACATTAGAAAGGGAATCCTTTTATGATTACCAGAATTTGAAACACGCATACGACATTACACCGCCTATTACCACTCCCAGAAGTTGCCAGTATGCTCCAAAGAACAATGAAACAAAACAAGCTGCCCCCAGAGCGGCAAACAAGAATCCAAACGCAAATCTGGATATTTTGTCGTTGTTGTCGTAGATGTAGTATAATCCATTTCTAACGGACCATACACAATGAAGAAATGTTCTTTTCATTTTGCTGCTTGATTTGTGGCGGCCGGTGAGTCGAACACCAGAGCGGACGAAATAGGTTTGCAACAATGACCTCCGCGTTTTGCCGTTAAACTATGCCGCCAGGTTGCTCCCAAAAACGGGAGCTTTGATTTACTTATTGAAGCGTTCTTTCGGTGATACGCTCCAGTTTATAGATTCCTTTCTGAACTCTTTGAGGGAGTCAGATATTTCAAGAGAAAGCTTGCGGGCGCGAACGCCGGCGGCCTTGTTTCCAGATGCAGCCTTTTCAGCGTCAATAACAAAAGCGTTGAAAGACTCTTTGAGTTTTGAGATTGTAAATGATTTTTCCATAATATTGATGATTAAATGGTTTTGATTCTGATGAGTTCGGAAAGAAGGTATCCCCGGATACCCCCCCGTTCAACCTGGTGAATTTTTCCTTTTGCCACCCAGTCTTTTAGTGTATGGGAAGTGACTCCAATTCTCCTTGCGGCCTCAAATGGACGCAATACTTCATCTTTTTGTTCCAGAACAGAGAGGCGTTCTTCAATATCCTTATTATGTCTATTTGCGTAACGTAGCTCTTCAAGGATTTCTTCAAGGATTTCTCCAATGGGTCTTGGTTCTGCCATATTTCTATTCTCTTGGTAAAACGGTGATTGTCATTACCAGATGTCGGTAATCCATACTTATTTTGTAGGTTCTGTTCGACTCCTGGACGTTCATTCTGTATGCAACGGATTTACAAGAGTCCATTGCTTTTGTTGAGGGGAATTGAAACCCCTTCGGTCTGTCAAGGGGAAGGGAATTCAAAAACTCCGTCCACTTTCCCTCTTTGATGAGTGTGTCTATATCTATCATAAGTCTCTTATTTATTCGGTTCTCCGTTTTCTCTCATACTCAGACTTGAAACTGAGTCATTGGCACGTTACCGGGGCTTAATTTGTAATGGACGTTTGGCATTTCTCTTCCAAATCGACGCGGCTTTCTCCATCCCGCAACCCCAATCCCTATTGCTATCTTGTTCCGAAAAACTCAAACAAATCGGTTAGCAACCATCAGCGCTGAGGTTCTACGCCGGCTTACAGTTTTAACGACTTTTGACACCGTAACCTTAACTTGTCGGGATTTTGTTTGTTTCTTAAAGAAAATTCCCTATCTTTGAAACGCGAAATAAGGTTTGCAACATAAATTCGCGTACATAAGTAATTTAATAAGCGTCCGTATTTGCGGTTGCTAATGGGAATTATGTTTGTTTGTTTCCTAAATCCGAGGACAAAGTAACGAATAATTCCATTAACTTCCAAATATTTTAATGGAAAATTTTGATTATTTATCAAAATGCCATTATAGAGCGCTAAAAAGGTCATTGTTTAATGGATTTTATCAGCTATGGAAGGAGATTTTAAGTCCAGGCTCTGTTTGTATGCCAGAAATACATACGATATGGGGCAGAATAAATTTGAGGAATTCTGCGGAATTTCGCGTGGTACAATCAGCGCAATCCCAGACAACGGAGGTATTAGTACAAAGACTCTTGCCAAAATAGTTGAGGCTTGCCCGGATTTAGATGTGCGCTGGCTTTTAACTGGAGTGGAGTCAAAAGGTTCTTCGCAAATTAAACAAGAAGAACGCTCGGATGCTCCCGCACCAGCTATTCAGACTATTGCCCCGAAAGTATCGAGTGAAGAAATAGAATGGTATCGCAAATTGGTAGAGTCACAACAACGCACAATTGAAATACTTGCAGGAAAGGGGGCAAGCATTTCTCAATCAATATCCAAGTAAATTATGACTGACGCTGAAATTTTAGATTTCCTTATTAAGACCCTGGAAGGAAATAACGCCACGAAGTTTTCTGCTAAGACTGGAATAACAACACCAGTAATATGCCGAATAAAGAAAGGAGAACTTCGTCTTAAAATGAGGTACGACCAAATTATGCAAGCGTATCCAATGCTTAATAGGGAATGGCTGACTACTGGCGAGGGTTATCCGGGGGATTTATCCATCGAATTGGTAAGAGAGCGTATGCAAAAATTACTGGCCGAAAAAGATAAGGCCATTGTTGCTCTGACGAAAGAATTGGAACTACAACAAAAAATTATTGACAGATTACTGAAAGAATAGATGTATTTAATGATATTTTTACCATTTTAACGGAAATTACTGTTGCTTCATCGGAAATTTTCATTACCTTTGCCCCGAACTCTTGAAGCAGCAACAAGAGAGCGACATATTTGATTCGTATTATTACGACATATCGACCGTTCTCGATTCCGTTGCTGCCTTCCTCCGGGAAGTGGAATTTGGAGCGATTTTTTCTTTGTTGCTTCAAGGGTTTTGGTAGAGAACTTGTCGCTTTTGTAAAAGCAGCCACTCATATCTACCAAAACGCGGTTAGAGGAAAGCACAGAAGCCGCAATGTGGGGCGTGACTATCAAGCATTGTGCTGGCGGGATTTGCCGTTAATTGATAGACCTTGCATCAAATCAATAGCAAGGCGCGAAGGGACGACTATGAGGCGAGAAGGAAGCGAAGTAAAAGCCAGAGCGAGAGTCAATCGCGCTTGGGGCTTTTGCGCCTCGGAATCAACAATTCAGCTTCAAAGGAGGTTATAAAATATGAAAAAGTTAATATTTGCTTTTTTTATCACTTATTTGAAGAAAGGGGTGTCGGCCAACTTTTTTGCGTTTTCTTCCTTTGTAAGACGAATGTATCTCATAAAGTTTGCCTCAGACTGGTGGCCGGTAATATACATACAAGATTTCATAGGAACGCCGGACATATAAAGAAGAGTAGCCCCGGTTCTCCTTGCAGTATGACTTCCCACAAACTTATATTTTGGCAATCGTTTTGTCTCTGGGGTAGCTCCAAGCGTTCTCGTTACCTCGACTTGCTGACAGATTCCGGCCGCCTTACAGACTTTTTTGATTTCAGCATTATATGTCCCCAGTTGAATATGTGGAGCTTCACCGCCATTTCTTTCCAAAAGGAGCTTAACTTTGGGGCTTAGAGGCATAATTACAGATTGCCCGGTTTTAAGCTGGGTGAAGCGAAGAGTATTATCAACGATATTGTCGATTGTCAGCCTGGAGCAGTCGGAAACTCTTGACGCGGTATAAACTCCCAGAAGGAATAAGTCTCTGGCTTTTTTCTGTTTCTTGTCTGTTAATTCAACTTTCCATAGGCGGGACAGTTCTTCCTCAGTCAAATATATTGCATCACTATCCTCGTAAGGACGTCTAAAATCGAGAAATGCCATATTGGTATGGTACTTCAATTTCAGTCCTTCCTTCATTACAGACTTGATTGCAGCAATAATAACTCCCTGGGTATTCCTTGATAACTTTGCGTCCTCCATTGCCCTGGTAAGACGAAAATACCAAGCACTATCAATATCATCCCAGTTGTCGTTTGTCCCCATCAATTCCTTAACCTTGTTGTATAGGCAGCGACGGGTTACAATGGTCTTACAGTCTCTTTCTTTGACCTCTTCATAGTAAGACCAAAAAGACGGGCATATTTTACCGTTTATAAGCTTGGAGGTGTATTTGTCTGACGAGCCACTTAAAGCCCAATCCAGGACGCTGGAAATCTCTTCTGGGGTGGAAAATTCATTCAAATTCTCTTCGAGTTTAATTCGGAGAGTCTTTAATTTATCTTCTTTGTCTATATTTGCACAACGTTGTTTTTTCACGGACCAGTCGGCCGTATTACAAGATATGCCGGTGCTTCGTCGATACGCTTTGCCCTTATGATTTATTACGACGCGGATAGCGGACACCTTTTTTGCCGGTGTGAAGAGATTGAAATTTATTGTCATTGTTGCAGTGTTTGCAACAAAGGTAATAAAATAGGTTGAAAAATAGGCTGAAAAAACTAAATTTTTATGGAAATGAGTGGAAATAGATAGAAGTTAATGTAAATAAAAATAGCCACCTAAACGATTGATAATCAGAATAGATGGCTAATAATCATTAAGATACGAAATAAATTATTGCATTTTCATGCTGCAAATGATTATCCCGCACAGAAGTACGTCTGACGGGGGTTAAGGTTGGAATATAGGCTGAAATATGCCATTAGTAGATAATTTTGTCTGAGGTTGAAAGGGACTGAATAAAGATAAGAATATTTGGACCGTTGGGGTCGTCAATGCTCTTTCCTTCAACGCTGGTTTCCTTCCACACCTGGTTTGTCAGTTCTGCCGTGCCTAATTTTTTGAGTGCATTTTTGGCTTTATCCAGGTCCGAAAAAACGCCGTGGACCATCACGAAGATATTGACGTGTTTTGCTGGAGTCCTTTTGACTTCAATGACTAAATGTTCCTGCATATCAATCGTTATATCCGAGTTTATTTATAAGTTTTTTTCCATTTGGGGTTAAAAATCATCTTCTTCTCTCTTTGCTCTTGCGGCTTCTTTGGCGGCCTTCTTAGCTGCTACCTTTTCTTTGTCCCAGGGTTTCCAGTCTCCAGGACAACCGGGATAATAGTCGTCTCGCATTTTTAGATATTTACCTGGCCTTTTTTCAATCCTATAATGAAGATAAAATTCGGCCATTTCCCTCAATTGCTTTAACAACTCTTCTTTTGACTCAATTCTACTACCATCAAGGGTAAATTTTGGTGTTATGAATATGGAATATCCGGGAACTTTTGCTGCGGTATGCCTTTCGTTAGCGATTAAGGAGAGTTCTGTTTCTATTTCTTCTTTCTGAGAATACTCTAACATATACGGATAGCCCACCAGAAGAGATTGAAGGTTCAAAAACATCGGTACACGCCACTCGTCAAAATTTTCTATGATACAATATTTTACTTTACCTTCCATTCCAAGTATCGTTTTTAATTACTTTAATATCTTCGTTCTCATCCTCGACCAAAATGTTGTTATCTTCAAGAATCCACATCAACTCTTCAATGATTTCAAACCGAAGAGGAATATGACCGTTCAAGAAATTATTAAGGTTTTGAAGCCTTATCCCCAGCCGCTTTGCTAATTGGGTTTGAGTGATTCCGGCCTCAGCAATCTTTGCTTTCACTTCTGCCCGGAAGTCTTTTCTTACACGTATTCGTTTTTCTTGCTCATCAATTACTCCGTCTTTGACGATATATGTCAATTCGTCTATTTTCTCAACTGGGTAATTGTTGAGGAATGTAATTTTCTCTTTTGTAGTAAGATACTTCATAATTTTATGCAAATTTAATCAACGATTTCATATTTTGCGACAAATACCAAGTCAATTTTGGGAATGAATGGTATCTGGTCTCCAGGAGCAAAGCATTTAACGTACTGAGTCAGTTCTACTTTGCCCTCTTTATCCCGGTAGTATTTGTTCATATCAAGATTAACCAATATTCGGAAAACCTCATCAACCATTCGTTGTTCTGTCATTGGTTCGCCGCCGTTCAATGGCGTTGCGTCCTCTTTTGCTCCCAGGTGATAAACATATTCATCACCTATCCGGGCCAGGAAGTTTTTTGACAGAACCTCGTCTCGCCAATGTTCATTATATTCGATTCTATTTATTTTCATAGTGTTTGCATTGCTTAATTCTCTCAATTCTTACAATCCTACCGAATTTCATCCAGTCCCAATTAGTGCTTTTCCTATGGTATTTCCTCCAGGTACAAAACCATTCGGCAATGTCGTTGGGTTTGAATTTTCTCTGATAACACCAACGGCAGTTAAGACAATATGAAGGTTTCATTCCACGTAAATATGCTTAATTGTTAAGCCTCTCAAACCCTCAGCCGAATCGTTGTGGGAGGCAATATGTATTCCTTTCTTTTCGAGGTGTTCCTTGAATTCTTCCATTGTCGCTTGATGAAGGAGAAATTCACGCTCATCTTTGGTGGGGCGAATGGTGTGATAAAATTGGAGCAAAATGTGCGCTCTCCATTTGACTGTTTTCCCGTTTCTCATCTTATTCCCTTGTTGGTTTATGGTCGTATCGACATCTATCTAAAAAGCATCCCGTCCATTCAATCTTGTCGAACTGAGGGCAGGTCCTACATTGTTCTCGCTCAATTATTCCTTCTTGGTAATTGACGTGTAAGGAGTCCACAACCCCTTGCCATATTATCTCAAATAATCCATTGCTTTCTCGTTCAGTTGAACGTCAGTGTTTACAATATACCCCTGCGTTGTGACAACAGAAGAATGGCCGCACAATTTGGATATTGATAGAATAGGGACGTTGCACTGGGCCAGGTTCGTCGCAAAACTTATTCGGGCTGAATGGCTCGATATGAACTGCCACTTCTCCCCGGCCTTTACTTTGCCGCCTTTGAATACCTTTACCGTCTCACATATTCCAGCACGTTTGCAGAGCCTACGAATTGCCTTGTTATAGCCCATAAGTGATACTGGTTTATTGATTGCGGCCGCGTATGCTATAAGGTCTCGCACCTTCTGGCTGCACGGAATAACAGATTCTATCGAGGTTTTTTGAGACACGTAACGTAAGCTTTTCCCTTCGATATTTTCCAGGGTAATATTCTTAATGTCCGATATTCTCATCCCGGTATAAGCACCTATAAGGAACTGGCATTTCACCATTAACTCAATGTCTCCCTGGGCCGGAGTTTCTTCCAGAAGGTGAAGTTCCTCTTGCGTGAGGAATGTCTTTACACATTTTTCCTTCTTGGCCTTCAAGACCTCCCTATATGATTTACAAGGGATATTCACCTCTTCTTCATAACGTCCCAGAATGACCTTCAAAACGGCAAGATAGGTTCTGGCTGATGATGATGCTACGCTTTCCAACAAGTCGTCTCGAAAGTCGTTCAGATTCGATTTCGTAAGGTCCTTCCAGTTCAAAATGCCGGAAGCGTTCAAGTGCTTAATAAGTGCGGCCGACTGTATGCCGGCATTTGCCTCGATTGCTGCGTATAGGGTTTTCATATTGTTCAACTCTTCGCGCCGTTGAATGACGACTCGTTCATATTATTTCTTCCACTGTGCATTTATTACTACGCACCCGCTTTCAGATGTTGCTTTCTGGTTAAATGTTGTTGGAATCAAAGCGCGTTTACCTGGAGACAGAATGAGAATTTCGTCGTTGTCGTGGCAATCCTCCAGGAGTTTTATAAGTTCTTTTTTTGTCATAGCTCTTCGTGATTATCTGATTCAATATGTTTTTCTGAATATCTGGCAACTGTTTTGACTTTGCCGTTAATGAATTCTTTTGCGCTACCGTTCGGGTATATGTGCGCTCTTTTGTCTCCGGCATCGTTGGTGACGAAAATGTATCGCGTACCGTCCGCTTCTCTGTGTCCGTTGGCAAGAAAATCCGGGGTGGGCTTATCGCAAAGCTCCTTGAAATTCGCTCTGGCTTCTTTTAGCGTGGAGAAATGTTCTCCGTAAATTGTAATTGTGTAATACATAGGACTATAATTTGGTTGAAATATACTACAATTTATATTGCATATCGGCAACTCGTTCAGTAGGCTTAATTGCCTCTCGACGAAACAAAGGTAATAAAATGTTATTATTTTACAAAATATATTTCACTTTATTGTAGCAAGTTAGTCGTTCGGGTACGTCAATTGATGTCCCATAGCTCTTCCAGACAATCCCCGAAGAGTCGTTCAACGGCCTTCCATTCTTTTGTGACGGCCTTCCAGGTATTGTAGGCTCTCCGGCTATCGGTATCGTATCCATATTCGGAACAGAAGTTCTCGAAGTCCTCCGGGTCGCTCTTTTGCAATATGGCTAAAATATCATACATCGTTGGCTCTTCGCCGGCTCTTGCTAAAGACTGGCCGAAACGGAAGGTATAGGATTTGCGGCCACGGCTCAACCGGCATTTGAAGATGGACCGGCTCTCCTTATCTTCTGGAAAGAATGGGCCGTAATCTTCGTCCAGGATGGTTAATTTTACGCCGTACTTGTTGGCAAATTGCCTTGCTTGTAAATCAAACTCGTTCATATTGTGTTGTGTTTATAAATTAGTCGTTCGGGTATAATTACCAGCTTACGCGGCCGGCCAGCTTTTCGCTATATTCGCTCACCTCATAGATGTCGCAATGTCCGTGTTTGTAGCCTCCTATTGTGCATAGGCCGGCCAGGATTCCGTGAGCTATTGTTTTCATTTCATCCAGAGTTCCGCACCAGCATTTTATAACCTCGCGGCCTTTCGTCCATTCCTTTTCCTTTGAGCTTCTGAACCTTATTGAATAGGTTAGCCTACATTTTGTGTAATCCATAATGATTGATAGTTTATTGTTGATTTGCTCCCGTCCGGGACTCGCACCCGGATTGCCGCTCGTTCGGGAATACTGGTTTATTAGTCGTTGATATATCCGTACTGGAAGTTTGTTCCGTGAGCGCGGTTTAATTCGCGCTGAATACGTTTTCCCTGGTATTTGCGGGCTTCTTTCAATAACGGAGTCTCCAGGCCGGTATAGAAGAAAATTTGACGGTCCACGGCGTACTGAAATTTCATAATAGCTGAGAAAATGTCGCTGCAAAGGTCCTTTGCGAATTGTTTGTAATTTGCCATAATTGATAATGTTTTTATGATGTTAATTTGTGGCCCGTGAACCGTTCGACGGTCCAGCCTCGCGCCTTGTACGGGCCTATTTGTTCGGCTATGCTAAAGCGGCCAGAATTGCCCCCTTCGGGGTATCGACGCGGGTATAGAATGTTTCCCCGTTACTGAACCTGGCGGAGACGGCGTAAACATTGCCGCCGCAAAGGTCAGCGCAAATTTCCTCCAGTCGTTCGGCCGTCTCGTTCAGCGCCTTGTCTATCTTTGCCTGGATACGGCGGGCCTGGATTGCCTTTATACCTTCATTCCATCCGTCCTCGTTCGCTCTCCAGTCGTTCATAATGTCCTCCGCTATATCTTCGATGCTCTCCCAGTCGTTCATATTCCAGGAGTCACCGTGCCCCATAATTTCAAAATCCCAGTCGAGGACGGCCGCCGCGTAATATCCCGGCCTCAGAATAATAGAGCCTTTGCGGTCCAGGGTATAATTTTTTGATATGTTCACGCCTCCCAGGTCGTAAAATAAAATAACCGTCCCTTCGTCCCGGTGAGAATTCCAGGACCTTTCGGCCTCGTTCGCCGGTGAAAATAATTTTCCATCCTGGCGGCCCTTTGCAAATTCTTGAATGTCGCAAATAACCTCGTCCCAGTCCATAAACTCCGGCTCTTGGCCGTCTATTGGTTCGCTCTGGTAACAGTCCTCGGCCTCGTTGTAGTATGTTTCGTTATTTACTACATAATAACGCCTGGCGTTGACTTTTGAAAAATTACAAGTTCCCATAATTAAAAATGTTTTTGTGTTTCTTTGTGGGGTTCGCTGGTATCGCTCCAGAAAACGGCCGGACCGTTCGACCCCTTCGACTCGTTCGAGTCGTTCGGTTATATTGCCGCCTGGTACTTTGCCGGGAGTCCGTGTAAATAGGTCCTCAGTTTGTGGCCGCTCGTCCAGGCGTTTATATAGAATTCTTGAATAACAAATTCTTTTAGCCTGGTATTCCCGCCGTTCGATAAAATAACCGTTCCCAGTCCCAGGACTCCCTCCCGTACTTCTGTAATAATCCCGCCGGCCTCTTGATACTTATTTATTAGCCGTTCGGCCGCTTGTAATGTTAAATTCTTTACTCCCATAGCTTTTTATTTTTAATTGCTCCAGGACCGGCCGGGGGTCGTTCGGCCTCCCGGTCCTCCTGGTTCTGTTTTATTCCTCGTTGTCCTGGTTCTGGTCCTCGTTCTCTTCGTCGTCCTCGTTCTCTTCGTCGTCCTCGTCGTCCTCGTCTCCGTTTGCTCGACGTTCCAGGGCCTCCGGGGTCGTTCCTATCCAGTCGCAAACCGTCTCAAAATCAAATCTGAAAATGTCGTTTAGCTCCGTTTCGTCTATCCCGTCCGGGTATTCATCCTCTAAAATTGCCTCGATTGTGGCGGCCTCGTCGTCGGTTAATAGGTTAAAATTGTCGTTTGCTCCGCTCCAGAACTCGAACTGGTCCAGGCTCTTTTCTGATGTTATTTTCATAATGTTTGAATTTGTGGCCGTTCGCCTCCTGGTCGTTCGCCTGGTGACGTCTGGCCCGTTTTACTTTGCGCCCGGCGGCGGCGTCGCTCCGCCTCTTGGTCCTCCCGGCCGGGCCTCCCTGGATTTATAGGGAATTATAAACGCTTCTAAGCTCCTGGACGTATTCAGACGCGGCAACAATGGCGGCCCGCTCGTCCTTTGTTATCCTCTTGCGGCCGTTCGCCTCTTTCCAGGCGTCAACCGTTCGGGCCTCCGCTCTCTGGATAACCTCATAAATACAAGATTGGGCCGCGCTCTGGTACTGGTAACGTTCCCAGGTTCTATTATAATAGCGGACGCGCACGGAGTTAAGCTCCCGGTCGTTCGGGTCGTACAGTGTGACGGCGTGACCCCAGGAGTTACGAGTTTCCCAGGAATTGCAAATAAATTGATACTGTTTGCCGTTCGCGGCGCTTTTGCGGATGATTGCTCCCATAATTTGATAAATTTTGCGGCCTGGGTCGTTCGGGTCGTTCGACTCGTTCGGGCCTCCTGGCCTGGTTATACGTTGCAGCCCGCGCCGGCCTCGCTCCGGCTCTGTCGCTCGTTCGGGCTATTCCTCCAGGCCTGGCACAATAAACCCGGCCCGGAGTCGGTTTTTTACTCCTGGCCCGGTTCGATAAATCCTAACTTGTTATTAAATTCCAGGCTTACGGCCTCCTGGCCCATATTGATACATATTTCACGGCCGAAATTATAAATTGACTCTAGGCCGGCCCGGAATTGTTCACCAGTGCAAAAAGCGTAAATTATATTTACGTCCTCCGTTACAAGTCCATTTTTTGACATCCAAGCACCAGTATAACGGCCGCTTGTTGCACCTCCGAAAAGATTAGAAAATAATTCAAGCGCTTTTTTTGTGTAAACTTGTTGTAAGTTTGCGCCGTCTTTGTTTACGTCGATTGTGCCGGGAATGTAAATTTTTACCTGGCAATCTAGACAAAAGAATTTATTTATATCTATCATTTTTAACTGTCCGGCGTTTATAGAGGCCGCCGGGCTTCACCTCCGTTTTTCTTTAATGCAAATATAACAATATTTTGTTATACTACAAAATTTATTATATATTATTTCAGTCTTTTTTTACAAATAATGTATTTTTGTCTGTCTGGACTAATTCCAGAACCCAACAAAATGAAAAAAGCACTTACAGAATTAGAACGGTATATTTTAACCCTGGCCGCCTGGAATGATAACCCGCCAGACTGGGAAAAATTATATTTTGCAACCAGGGAAAAACCTTCCAGAGCAACGGCGCAAAGTTTTTCGCAAATTGTTTGTAACTGGAAAAATAGTTTTATTGTTAAATCCTTTTTCCAGGAAGAGCAAAACCAGTTCAAAGACTGGAAACGACGCCAGGCACAAAAAGCAATAGAAATAAATAAAACGGATGAAGGAGGACGGGAAACGGGAAAAGGAGCAAAACCAGATAAAAATAAATTGCTTGTTGACTTCTCAAACCGGGATGAGCTTATAAATTACCTTAACCAAAAAGCAAACGAGACAGACGACGAAAAAACAAAAGCGGATTATATTAAAACCCTGGCGGACTTGCTCCAGTTCAAAAAGGACCAAAACCAGGGAGACAAAACTGAAATACAACGCTTTTATACTCCGTTACAGTGTGCAAACTGTAAGCTTTACCAGGAAAAACATAGTAAATAGTTTATATTATTACTATAATGTAAACCAGGCCGGGAGGCTGGACCAGGGCCGGAGGCCGGGCCGCAAATGCCAAACCGGGGGAGGGGGCAAACCCAGGGCCGGAGGCCGGCCGGAGGCGTTTTCGAGAAATTTTTTTTATTTTTTTTGATTCATAACACCAGTTGCGGGGAGGCTTCTGGTGTTTTTTTGATGTATGGTGTAAATCTTATGTAAATCTTTTTGGCAGATTTACATTTTGTGTCTTTGTAACGTATTGATTATCAAATACGATTGTTTATCTCGTTAATCTCGTTTATGTTTTTGAAAAGTAAACCGTGAAGAAGAATTATATAAGGAGATATAGGAAAAGATAAACAAGATATGCAACGAGGTGGTTTAAGGCGAGTTACGGGGAAAAAGATGCGCGAAAGATTTACATAAGATTTACACCAATCGTGGGTAGAGGGCCTTCTGCGAAAAAATAAGATGCAGAAAAAGTGGCATAAGATGGCCGAAAACCGGCAAAAGTGTATGGAAATTTTTGTGAGGTTATGGAAGGCAATAGAAAAACGGCCCTTAACTTATGCTCAAAAAGGGCAATTTTCTGTAATAATTATTGCATTTTCGGCTTGAATTCGTACTTTTGTTGTATGAGAAAAGGAGAAAGGATATTACGGAGGGTTTTCCCGGAGCGTTCAGAATTCACCGAAGCTGAGGTGGATTTGGCTGAGCGCATTATGGAGGCTGACCGTGAGCCGAGTCCGCGAAAGTCTATGTTGCCTACGAAGTTTTGTCCGATAGGTGAAGAGATAGAGTATGGCGGACATAAATACAGATGTGAGTTGCGCCCGTCAGTGAGCGCACCGAGTGAGGCTTGTAGCGGGTGTGATTTTTCCAGGAAGTATCGGAATTGCTCAGATGTTCAATGTTCTCTCTTCGACCGACGTGACAGAAAGTTTGTTTGGTATAAAGAGGTGAAGTGATATGGAGCAGGAAATAAAGTGTCTGTTGTCTGGGTATGCCGACGAAATCAAGAGAATCATAGCGGTAAGGGTGCAGTCTGAGAGAAAGGACGCATATTGCCGAATCATAAGAGAGGTATTATTGAAATCCTCCTTGTGTTATATCAATAAGGAGTTGCATTATTTCGATGGCCGGGCGTATTCTCCTATTTCCCGGTCCGACGTTGTTTCCGTGGTAATAAATACGCTGGCTGACGATATGGGTGTAGGTGCGTCCGACCTTTGTCGTCTCGGTGACATTCCATACACCGTACTTGACAAAAAAGTTAAGTTGGCAGATATGGAGAAGGTGGCGTTTCTGAATTGTGTCTACGATATACAGAGTGCCAGGTGTCTGAGGTTTTCCCCGGAGCATTGCACGGCGTATTCTCTTCCCTACCGTTTTGATTCAAGAGGTGAGTGTCCTATGTGGCAGCATTTCTTGGATGAGGTGTTGCCGGATAGGTCGATGCAGATGTGCCTCCAGGAATTCTTTGGAATGTGCTTTGTCGATAGGCAGAAGTATTCCATAGAGAAGTTTGCGTTGTTTGTTGGAAAGGGTGCGAACGGCAAGAGTGTGATATGTGAGGTTATCAAGAATGTTCTGGGTGGTGATGTCCGCGTTGATAATTTGTCTCCAGACCAGCTTCAAGACCCGAAGCAGGTAGTAAGCCTTAACGGTAAGATACTCAATATAGCTCCAGATGTAAGACGTGGGGCGGCCTTTGATAGTTGCTTGAAGGCATTGTCGTCGTCCCAGGTTGTAAAGGGCTGGGCTATGTATAGAGGAAGCCAGGAGGTGAAATGTCCTCCGTTGGCTTTTGCCTTGAATGAATTGCCGGTTTTCAGAGATACGACATTCGGATTCTTCCGCAGGATATTGTTGTTTAGTTTCAACTATACTGTTCCAGAAGAAAAGCAGGATAAGCAACTGGCTTCACGTTTAATGGCAAAGGAGTCGAGTGGAATTTTCAAGTGGATTATGGATGGCAGGAGGCGTTTGATTGAACACGGGGGGAAGTTTACTGATTGCCCTTCTATGGTCCAGGATACTTCGGCTATGGAGGGTAGAATTAAGACGGAGCAGAGTCCAGTATTGCAATACCTTGAAACTGCCGGCTGGAGTGTTACGCCTTCCTTTGTGGGGCAAATGCCGGAGAAGGTTTCCGCTCAGCAGATTTATGACGGAATGGAAGCGGCCGTAAGCAAATACAACATCACTCACGAATTGAGGCGTTACGGCGTCCATACCGAAAGAGGAAAAGAGATTAAGTATTCATTGTATAAGATTCAGTAGTATGAAAAGAAAAACCAACCAAGTCAAAGTAGGCCCTTTTGACATTCGTTGTGGCAATATGATTTATCACGACGAACCAGATTTCATCAAAATCCAGGACATCAATGGTATTGTGTCCCAAAGAATCAACAAACATATAGCAAAGGGGCAGGTCCTCGAAATTGCTATGAAGGCGGCAAAGACAGATGAGAAGCAGATGCGATTCCTGGAGAACTACGCCGTAGTAAGTTTCAATTATCTGTCTTGTGTCCCAGACGCTGAACTTCTTGCAAGGGTAAACGAAGCGTCTTGCGCTTGCATTGAACGCCATCCAGAAATTTATGGCATCAAGAAGGACATATCCGAGAAGGAGGATAGCGAGATTATCAAGGAAGAACGCGAGTTAAAAGAAGCCGTAGACGAAGCCCAAAAAGAAATCGAGAATGAAAGCGCTGGAAGTGAAGATTAAGAGGCTCACTGCCGAAGCAGAGATTCCTCAGTACGCACATAGTACAGATGCCGGTATGGATTTGTATGCTACTACCAGAACGTTTGACGAATATGGTAATATTGTGTACGGTACTGGCTTGGCATTTGAGATTCCCGAAGGCTATGTTGGTCTTGTATTCCCCCGAAGCAGCAATTGTAAGAAAGACCTATGGCTTACCAACGCCGTTGGAGTTATTGATTCTGGTTACAGAGGTGAGGTGACTCTGAAATTCAAACCTTCTGATTTAAGGTGTGATAAGTGGGGTCATATAAACCGCCAGAGAACGTCTATGCCCTATGAGGTGGGTGAAAGAGTCGGACAGATAATCATTATGCCATATCCTACAATCAAGTTCAAGGAGGTTGCGGAACTTTCCAACTCTGAACGTGGAACTGGAGGATATGGCTCAACCGGGAAATAGTATGGAAAGAGAAGCAAAGGGCCAAACAAATTTGGCCGGAAGTGTACCAGAAAAGCCAAAAAGTGTACCAGAAACGTCTAAAAACGTACCAAAAAGGGCCAATGGCGTATCAAAATTCACAAATCGGCTATCAGAAATAAGTGATGCTGAGCTTATCGTAGAATTCAAGGAACGAGGACTTCTCTCTTGCTTTAGCGACTATGAGCTTATAAGCTATCTCCAGGAAAAGGGAGTTTTCAAAGCGAAAGAAACGGCAATTGCAAATAACGGATACGAGAACGTCAATCATCCTTCTCACTATAATCTGTATAGCGTGGAGGCGATTTGTATGATTGAACGAATCTGGGGCAAGGAGGCTACAATCAAATGGTGCGAGATAACTGCCTTCAAGTATAGAATGAGAATGGGTTTGAAGCCCGGTAATTCTATCGAGCAGGATATGAAGAAGGAGCGTTTTTACCTGGATATGGTGAAGAAGATTGAGCAAGCCGGATGAAAATTACCAACGAAATTCACGAATTCCCTTGTGGTATTTATCCCCGGAGGTTGTGGGTAGCAGTCAATGCGTCCTCATCCTTTCTTGAAGAAATCTTCGATGAAAAGTTTGAGGACATAGATTCTACCACTGCTGCCTACGTAATGGCGGTGCATAAAAAGACGCCAGAGAAGTTAGGCGGCGTTTTGGTAAGGTTCGGTAGCCGAAAAGATATGTCCGTATCAAATATGGCCCACGAAGCTACCCACGTAGCAATTGAGATATTTGATTACGTCGATGGGCGTATTTCCTATGACAATCAAGAGCCTTTTGCGTATTTGGTTGGATGGGTAACTGAAATGATGAATATGGTTAAAACAAAGAATTATGATAAAGATTGAAACACTTGAAGTATCCGGGTTTGGTCCAGCATTGAAAGCATTACGCCTTCCTCACGGCCTGGAGTGTAGAAGTGAGATATATGGCAATTTCTCGGCGGATTCAGTTGAAAACATTAAGAGGTTCAGCAGTTCCTCTTTCTGCATTATCAATGATGCGGATATTCAGTTGATGCAGCGACTGATAAAGGGTGGAGACTGTGAAGCAAAGGTTCTTAGGGGAATCTTAGTCTACGCCGATATTACCGCCCCGGTCTACTGGTGGTGTGAAAATGAGACTTATAGGCACGGTCACGAACGCCTCTGTTCTGCCAGCACAATGCACATTGACTGCAAGGGTCTTGTTGGTGAGGAATTACAGAAGGCAAAGTCCGAAATTCCTATGGGTAAGGAATTGGAGAAGATTGATTTCTTCTCTTATCAGTGTCTTAGGAACATCTATATCTGGCGTAAACATCACAGACTCCCGGAATGGAGAACATTCTGTGAATGGATTGAAAGCCTCCCTTATGCAGCAGAACTGATTACCTATGGACTTTGACAAAAATAAGATATTCTTGCAGCGACTGGACGAGGACGGCAATCCGATAGGAGAACCGATAGAAAGCCTCCCTCAGTCCTGAAATAAACTTATTACCCAGGATGAGGGTAATTATGGGCGAGCTATTGAAGGCCTTAATTCTGGTCCTATTGTTTTCACGATAAAGTTGTCTCCGGGCGATAGGATGAAGATTTGGAAAGAATTTGGATTATTGGCGGAGGTAAAAAGGAGCTATTTTGAACACTCGAAAAAGCTTGGCGTCAAAAAGCTTGAACTTAGATGCCATAGGGAGATATTTGATAGTCTTAACGCTCAATGTCATAGCTTATATAAATGCAACTTGAAACGTTGGGCCAAGAGTGAAAGGATGCACTTAAAATTTTACAAGCGACTTAATAACGGTTTTGTAGAGATATGAAAAAGAAGAAAATCTTTGTTACGTATGATGTTTGCTATGGAGTCGTCAGCAAGAGACAAATAGCTGGTGAACGTATAGAATGTATGACTCTTTTGGGAGCGAAAATTACGGCCTGGAGTATCAAGTTTTGCAAGGACGTTTACAATATCGAGATTAAACGAGTGGAACACGAGCTATGACAATTAAATTCTTGCAGAAATCGACGTATTGGGAGCTAATTCCGTCCCTTACCGTTTGGATTGGAGAAAAAGGTAAGCGCCATACTTTTGCAATCTGGCTTTCTTGGCTGAATTGCATAATCTTTTCAATCAATGATTAAGATAATAAAGCACATATTGCACCAGAACGATGTTATTCACGAATACGAGCGATTGACAGAGCATCTTTTGGTCTGTCTTGCTACTCGGAGTTGTATTCCGCATCGGCCTTTCAATAAAGATATGATACCAGATGTTGAAGGCTTATGTAATGAATTAGGTGCAGTGTTGGAGGAATTATCGAAATGTCATTCTCTTCTTCCAAAAATCTCTCATAAAAAAGAAAGCCTCTCGTAATGGGAGGCTTTCAATTTAATCGGCTTCACCGGGGAATACCGGCTTAGTGTAACAGACGCAATTAGGATGGACCGGCAAGACAATTTCATCTATTGGATGAATTCCTACGCACTGTTCATCACACCGAGGACAGTCATACGAAGAGCCTCTGAAAACTCTGTATCCGATAGCCCCAGAATGGCGATAATGATAGATTACTCCGTGATTGTATGCGGTGTTAATCATATCTGATTCCACCATAACAAGGCCTCGTAACGGCGACACTGGCATACCTTTTTTCCAATGGTATCCTCCATCCTGGATAATCTTTGCCGCGTATTCCTTTCCTTCCTTGAAGGCTTTTATCCATAAAGGAGATATGTATGGATTGGCAATAAATGCCAGAAGATTACTGAGAATATTTCCGCTTGACAGTTGATTTGCGAATCCTATTGTAACCCACCCTTCGAGAATGAATTTCAAGTGGGAAGCGTATTTGTCAAGGGTGTCTTGTGCGTTTTTGTCTGATTTTACCCAGGCAATAATTTCGTCAGAATCTTCTTCATCTTCTGCTTCTCGGATAGCTTTTCTCATACGTTCCTCAGTATCTTCCAGGACTTCATCTGAAAGTTCGGCCAGGAGCTTGTTTACTTGGCGGTCCAGCGTCGAATCACAATCGAATGTAAAGCCTTTACCGAGGTGACGGTAACTCTCGACGAGCGCAAGAATTGCCGCCACCTTTTTGGCAAGTTTTGTTCGTACATCAGTAGATGCTCCGGCTATTTCTTGTAAAACGGCTTCTGAATACATTACTGATTCCGTGATTGAGCGATTACATTCTGGTCTTGCGGTTTAGGCTCTTCCGTACCAACCAAGCTATCGTGTGTTTCTTGGTTTATGCGCTCGTTTTCGCCAATCACACCGAAGCCATACTCATAGGCCATTTCTGCTGCTGACTGCTGAGATAATGCCCCAATGCCTTTAAGCTGGACGATAGATGCTATCACCTCAGATTCTGATTGGAAGATGTAAGGGAACAATTCTGCCTTTACCTCAAATTTATTGAAATCGCTTGATTTTGTGATTTCAATACCATAGCCGTACTTGAAACATTCAACGATTTTGTCAAGGAATGGCTGGAAGTGCATAGCATCATCCAGGGCCTTCAAGTACGAATCCGCAAAGAGCATTTTTACGGTGAGGCTTGACATATCAGCACCAGATTTTATTTCCGGGGTTTCTACGGCAAACGAAGAACGCATAATGTTTTTCTCCAGCGTTGTTAGTTGGAGCGTGAATGAGTTTGAAGAGTCTGCCGGCTCTAAGAATCCCACGCGAGCATTTGGGTCTGGTGAATTTATTGAGAGCGGTGTTCCGTCTACACTGCTCTTCATATCCATTTCTTCTCCAAACGAATAAAGGATTCTGAGAGCGTATGCTGCATTGTTTTCACAAAGCTGAGAGATTGCCATTTCGTAGGAATCAATGAGGCTTTGTGAATTGGCCCAGAATGGTTCTCCGTATCTATCGTAGGCAATCGGAACGTCCTTGAATCCGTGTCGCTTTACACCGCCGTCAAGAACCCAACCGTCGAGACCAAAGATGTCTTTTACCTTGTTGACTACACCGTTAACTCCCTTCTTGTCCTTCTTATATCTGGCACAGTATTTTTCATCCCAGACATCAAGGTATTCCGTTACTTCTTTATCATTCTCATCCCTCATTGTATAACGACGGCCAAAGACCGCCAGCTTGCCGGTCATAGGGTCATATTGAGGGTATAGGGTATCTCCGTTCTCGAAGGAGAAGATTCGCCAGCCCATTTTGCCGTTGGAGAGATAGAAGCATATTGCAGCGTCCCCGGTCTTACCATCGGCAGCAATGGCTTCGTAGATTGCGTTTTCAATGTTCTTCTTTTCCCATCCTTCGCGGAAGAGGCCAAGCAATTCCTGGTCGGTTTTATCCGGCTTTGCCTTTGTGATTCTGAGGTTGGTGTTATTACCTACCAGGGCCGTCAAGCGCTTTACATAGATACGTTCCTGGAATCCAATAGCAACACGGGATTTAATCTTTGCATAGTATTTACCATCCTCGTCTTTGCGGAGCGGATTAGGATAGTATTTGATGGAGTTGATTTTGTGAGAATTCACGTCGAATTCTCTGAGGAAGTCTGATTGCGTGAGCAATTCATACTTCAAGGGGTCACGGTCATAATCGTAAGTAGAGGATGCGTCACCAGTGGCGTATCCAGCCTTACTAACCGTTAAGCACTCTGAGGGAAGGGCGCGTTTGAACGCAGCCTTAACTAAGATGTCCTTCGGAGTAAGTGTTTGAAGAGATC